ACGCTAGATTTTATTCACTTTGTACCTTGCAACTACATAGTAGCATATTTTCTAGTGATTTTCAAGCCCGGAAAGGAGAATTGCTAGTGAATGTTTCAAAAATTGACCAGTTTTGCAAGCTGCACGGGCTGAGCCGTACCGATCTGGAAGAGGTAGCAGGTCTGAGCAACGGCGCAATTGGCAAGTGGGAGCGCAGCGTCTACGGCCCCAGTATCAGCCAGCTGATGAAGGTGGCCCGATACTTTAAGGTATCTGTGGACAAGCTGCTGGTGGAAGAGCAGCAGGAAGGAAAGAAAGCATGAACAACTCAAACGATATGCGAGAGCTGATTCCGGTCAGTTACGACAACCCGGAACGGCCTACCGTGAGCGGTCGGGAGCTGCACGACTTCTTGGAAGTCAATACGCCCTATAAACAGTGGTTCGACCGCATGACCGAGTACGGCTTCTCGGAAAATGAGGACTTCGTATTGGTCACACAAAAATGTGCAACCAATAATCCAAAGAACCCGGTTACGGAACGCACCGACCACCAGCTCACCATCCCGATGGCCAAGGAGCTGTGCATGATCCAGCGCAATGAGCGTGGCAAGCAGGCCCGGCAGTACTTTCTTGCCGTTGAATCCAAGTGGAACAGCCCGGAAGCGGTCATGCGGCGTGCTGTGCTGATCGCTCAGAAGCAGAACGACCAGCTCAAGACCGCCAACCGCCAGCTTCTGGCAGAGAACAACGACCTGAAACCGGATGCAGAGTATGCCAGGGCGGTGTGCGTGGGCAAGAACTGCCGCACCACTACCAGCCTTTCCAAGGATTACGGCTTGAGCGCGAGAAGCTCAACAGCATCCTCCACGGACTGAAGATCCAGTATAAGACCAGCGACGGCCAGTGGGTGTTATACGCCAAGTATTGCGGCAAGGGGTACACCAAAACCGCAAATCCACGCCGTTCCAGCACAAAAGCACCGGAGAGTGGGACACCAAGAATACCACCGTCTGGACGGAAGCGGGGCAGCGGTTTATTTATGAGCAACTCAAGGCCATCGGGCTGCTCCCGAAGCTGGACAGCAAGGAGGCCGAAGCATGAACGGTAACAAAAAGCCCGGCGAACCGCTGAAACCGTGCCCATTCTGCGGGCAGGAGCATACAACCATCACTGAATCTAATACTGAGGGCATTCGGATTAGATGTCCGAAATGCAATATCACATTTACCCGCGATTTTTATGAGCATCGCGGGGAATTGGGCAGGCAACGAACTATTGAAGCGTGGAATACTCGCCCTGAATAACCCCGCCTGATGATGGTTGCAGGCATCCAGCAGGGCCTGCAGCTGTTCTTCTGTAAGTTGGCCGAGGTCTGGATGATTCACTGCAGAGGTGAAGCCAGCCATCTTCTCGGCGGTCCGCTGGTATCCGGCAAAACAATCGATTTCTTTGTTCGCACTCATTTTAACACCTCCCTTCTGTCCTATTCTACCGCAGAAGGGAGACCCCAACAAGGAGGTTTACATGACAGACATTATCTTATCTACCCAGAACGGTGAACCGGTGGCATCCAGCCGCCAGATTGCTGAGAACTTCGGCAAGGAGCACAAGGACACTTTGGAGAGTATCCGCCAGATTTTGGCGGCGGAAAATTCCGCCACCAAATCCATGTTCTACGAAACAACGTTTGAGAACCGCGGCAAGCAGTACCCCATGTACCTGATGAACCGGGATGGTTTCAGCCTGCTGGTGATGGGCTTTACCGGCAAGGCGGCGCTGGAGTGGAAGCTGAAGTACATCCAGGCGTTCAACGAGATGGAGAAGAAGCTGGCCACTCCGCAGATGCCCAAGCTCAGCAAGGAGCTGCAGGCGCTGTTCCTGCTGGACGACCGCACTCAGAGGCAGGAGCAGCGGATCACGGCGCTGGAAAACAACATGGTCGTGGACTATGACCAGCAGCTTTCCCTCAAGAACGCCGTGAACCACGTTGTTGTGGAAGCTCTGGGCGGCAAGAACGCCCCGGCCTACGGCGATTCCCATGTACGGGGCATGGTTTACTGCGAGATCAACAAGGACATCCAGATGTGGTTCCGGGTCAGCAGCAGAAACAACATTCCCCGCAAGCGCTTTGACGAGGCCGTGGAGTACATCCAGCGCTGGAAGCCCAGCACCAACACCGTGATGCTGATCCAGCAGACCAACGGCCAGACCAGCATGTTCTAAGGAAGGAGACAGCGGCATGAGCGAAAGGATCACGATGAAAGGCGTTGCGGAGTGCTGCGAGATGTTTCGAGCAAATCTCGTTCCGATGAGCCCGAACAAGTTCTGGAATAATGTTGCACACGGCGAGTATGACGGGTGGGTAGTTCCCCGGGAAGATACCAAACGGCGGCAGGCAACAATCTACATCGACGGTTTTATCGAGTATATGCACCGGCGCGGATGCAAGATCGTCCGCCCGTATGAGAACTACAAGGAGGAAATGGAAATATGAAGATCAAATCCTGCGTCTGGTACTGGCTGGCTGCTGCCAGCGGTACCGCAAGTCTGCTGTACGGCATGGGCATCGAGGGCGTAGCACAGATGGGCAGTGCCATCTCAGACGGCCAGTTTGCCACGGCCCTGTGCCTGGTTTTGGCAGCGGTGCTTTTCCTGCGGCTGGGCTTTGCCGCCCAGGATCGTGAGCGGAACGCCCGCCGCTATGGCCGCGTTGATCGCGCCCACGCCCGCACCGAGGAGCCGGAGTATCGGCAGAACCGGAGGGGCGCATGAGTGAGATCGAAGAGCGAGCGCTGGAAGCTGCCCGGATTCTTCGGGACTTCTGCGGAGAATGGGATTGCACCATCTGCCCATTCATAGAGGACGTTTACTGTCGTCTGTCACAGCATTCCCCTGTTTGCTGGAAGATTCCAAACAAAAAGCCCGCCCGTGCTGGTAACACGGACGAGCTCAAAGGGTGATGGCTCACTATCCCATCCCTTTGATGATATCACATCGGAAAGGATTTTACAAATGATCGTGTATGCGTATGCCTACCGCAAGAACTCCGGGGTGCGATGTCAGGCAGTTCACAGACCCGCTCACGCCGGACGAATACCCCGGGGAGCCCGCCAGCGTTAAGGCCCAGCACTGGGCAGATGAGAACATCCGGCACTATGAGATGATTCAGGTGCGGGATGCTCTGGGGAACCTGCTGTACGCAAGATAATGCGTTTTGGATTACGTAAACCACAAGATATAGGAGAAATCAGCATGAAAACCAAAATTCTGAAAGTCAAGATCACCTTCCTGGAGCCGGTGCTGGGCACTTGGCCATCCAACCAGAACGTTGCCCGGGATTTCATTGCCAGTAAGAGCGGATGCAGCCACGATCGAGGACGAGGTGGCCGCTCTGGGCGCGGATGCCGTTGCAGATAAGGCATGACCGTGTTTCCCCGCAACGAGAACGGAGAGCCGGTGCTCTACGACTACCAGATCAAGGGATTCTTCAAGGATTCCTGCGGTATGCTGGCCCGCGTGGGCGGCAAAACAGAAACGGGCAAGAAGCGGGCCGTCAACGAGAGCGGCAAGATCTCTGCCTACAAGAAGGTCATCGACGGCCTGATCTTCCCGCAGCCCCGCATGATCCCCATCAAGGTCAACGGCAAGATCGGCGACTGCCAGCGCCCCCTGCGTGCCCAGACGGCCCAGGGCGAGCGCGTGAGCCTGGCCAACTCTGAGGAGATCCCGGCAGGAAGCACCTGCGAGTTTGAGATCCTTCTCATGGACGAATCGCTCGAGAACGCGGTTCTGGAGTGGCCTGGACTACGGCGTTTTGCGCGGCATCGGCCAGTGGAGAAACAGCGGCAAGGGCCGCTTCACCTTTGACATCATCGACTGAGCAACGGCATTGCATGGATAGGATTTGATCTGCTACGGCAATGATATGATTTGCAAAGGCGCGGATATGTGCGCATAACTCGGCAACGGCATTGTGCTGACAAGTTTGCTCAGCAGGGGCACAGGTAGTCACTGCAGTGCAGCGCGGGGCAAAGGCAAGGCTCAGCTGGAAAGCGCAGCGCAACGGCGTAGATAGGCGTAGATCGCTTGGATCAGACTTGCCTCGATAAGCAAAGCAAAGGAAATGCAGGGCCTCGTGTCGAAAAGCGAAGGCAAGGCTGGGCGTGGTGTGGGCGGCAAGGCATCGCAAAGGCGTTGAGCAGATACGCGCCGCTCTGCTATGCAGCGCAAAGGCATAGCGAAGAAGCACTTTGATACGATTTGCAACGGCTGTGCGGTGTGTGCAATGTACGGCAAAGGCATAGACATGCAAAGATCTGCAGAGGCAAAGCAAAGTATTTTTGAACGAAAGGAGATTTTACAGTGAGTAAAACAGAGCTGCTGTTCCGGGCCGTGGGAGCACTTTCCACCCCGGCGGCAAAGGCGGTGGCCCGTGGGCTGACCTTATGGATCGGATTCATCGTTCTGGTCGTGGTCTTTCTGGTCTGGCGGGCATGGAAAAACGGGAGGTGGCGCAAATGAGCACGGTTCAGATCTATGGGGCGGATATGGTCTTTCTGAACGAGATCCCTTTCCGGTGTGTGCAGGACGCGGAACAGTATGCGGATCAGCTCAAAAAGACCAACCCGACGCTCGTGTACCTTGTCATGGACGATTCCGGGCAGCCGGTGTCTATGAGGTGATCCTTATGCAGTGTGATGAAAAAAAAGAGATCTGTCTGAACTACGCAGCCAATGTGCCGGAATGGAAGCTGTCACTGATACTGGACGCTCTTGCAAAGCTGGGCGATGCGTCCCGGTGCTGCGGCACGGTTCAGAAGGCGGTTGCCGGGGGTCAGTCGTATATGAGACTGCACCCGGACAGTGAATACGCGGGCGAGGATCAGGCTGATTATGTGCACATCTGCCAGGAAGCGGCCAGAGCATTGGGCCGCGCAGTCTATGCGGTGGAGATTGTTCTGTCACAGTCAGAGTGCTTCGGAATGATTAAGGATCTGGCATACGGTGCAGAGACAGCATACAACAGCTCTTACGCTGAACTGGAGAGCATGTGCCGGAATCACGGATGCAAAGAGGTGGAGTACAAACATGGACAAAATGACCATTTATGAAAGCGCCCGTGGCGTGCCCAAGGAAGCGCGGAAGTCGATTGGCGGCGGCCGCCTGAAGGGGATGACGGACATCAATCCCATGTGGCGGGTCAAGAAGCTGACAGAGCTTTTTGGTCCCGCTGGCATTGGTTGGCGGTTCGATCCGCCCATCTTTGAGGAAAGCCCGGGGTAAACGGGGAGATCATGGTGCACTGCTGCACCAATCTTTACATTCGGCAGCTCGATGAGAGCGGGGGAAAAGAACGAATGGAGCGCCCGATTCCCGGCGTGGGCGGCTCGATGCTGATCTCCACAGAAAAAGACGGCAAGCGCACGGATGACGAAGCCTATAAAAAGGCCTACACGGACGCGCAGAGCGTGGCCTGCAAGGCCCTGGGCATCGGCGCGGATGTTTACTGGGAGAAAGATACGACCAAGTACGACAGGCCCACAGCGCCGTCCCCGGCAAAGCCACCTGCGCCAGCTGCGGGAAGCCCGTGGAAGGGTTTACTTACAAGGGCGAAAAGGTCACTGCTCAGCAGGCAGCTGACCGGAGCAAGAAAAAATATGGCGTATCCTGTGCATGGAATGCGCTAAAAAACAGCCGAAAGAAGATGGAGGATTGACGCATGCTTAACGTCGTTGCATTGATGGGCCGCCTGACCCATACCCTGAGCTGAAGACCACCCAGAACGGCACCAGCGTGTGCAGCTTCAGCATTGCGGTTGACCGTACATACACCCCGAAGGGCGAGGAGCGCAAGGCTGATTTCATCGATGTCGTTGCCTGGCGGCAGACGGCAGAGCATATCTGCAAGTACTTCCAGAAGGGCAGCATGATCGCCATTGACGGCAGCATCCAGACCCGCTCGTATCAGGACAAGCAGGGCAGCAACCGCACGAAAGTGGAAGTTCTGGCAAACAACGTCAGCTTTTGCGGCGCAAAGGCGGCAGACAAGCCCGCTGTGCGTGATTTTGACAAGCAGACGAAAAGTTACACCTCAGAAGCAAAAGCCTCTTACAGCGCCCCGCATGCGGCACAGGGCTTCTCGCAGGGTTCTGCAGATGATTTTGCAGAGATCACAGACGATGAAGATCTTCCGTTCTGACCTCCCAGCTGTGCTATCTGGCTATACGGGCGTGCGGAAGGAGGCGAAGACACACGGCTACCGGAAAAAGATACTACTGGCTAAAGCTCAAAGACAGCTTTATGCGGTCTGACGCGGTGGATTTTCTCATGGGGCAGAGGAACGGCGCAAACTATGTGGTGTTGTACCAAATGCTCTGTCTTATGACCATCAACACCAATGGCCGGCTTTCACGGCAGATCGGTGAGGTGATCATTCCGTATGACGTGGACAAGATTCAGCGTGATACCAAGTGGTTTTCTACCGATACTGTGCGCGTTGCGCTGGGTCTTTACGCGAAACTTGGGCTGATTTATCAGGAGCAAGACGGCACACTTGTGCTTGCAAACCACTCGGAAATGGTCGGAAGCGCGACAGACTACGCAACGCAAAAAAACTGCAAAGAACGAACCAACGTCTAATCGGCTCTTCTAACTGTGGACATTGTCCACAGGATGTCCACAAAAATGTCCATACAGATATTAGAGATAAGATATTAGATATATATAAGTCGTCGTCATCTAAAGATGACTCCTCCTATACAGGGACGAGGACGACGATATCGCCTGTGGATTTTTTTAGAGAAAACATCGGTAAGTTGAGCGCTAAACGGCGAAAAAGAGCTGACCGGTTACATCGAGCGCCTGGGCGATGATCTTGTGACCGAGATCATCCGCAAGTGCGGGGATCTGGGCGGCAGAAGCTGGGCCTATGTCCGCAAGGCGCTGGAGGAGGCCGTCAGGCAAGGTTGCACGTCTGTGAGGAGTACCGCAAGACAAACCCCATCGGGGCGGGACGGGACAAGCTGGTCACGCGCCCCCCGGAAGATGCAGCAAAAGCCGCCGATTTCCTCAAAAACGCTGCAAATCGCAGGCCTTTGCGCAAGAAAGGAGAGGCGAAGAGTGCCTAAATATCATGTTGTTGTGCTGTGCAGCGGCCCGGTAGGAGACGCGGCCCTGACCTACCGTCTGACCGCCAGCAGCCAGCAGGTCGCAGAATTTCACGCTTGCCAGATGGCGGGCGACCACTACCCGGAGTACCGGGACATCCACGTCAAGAGAACGGAGGTTTTGACACATGGCTGAAGTGAGGTTGATTAACGCAATTCCTCTTGAAAAAGAAATGCTAGAATACGCCCGGTATATTGGACTCGAAACCACAAACGAGTGCGAAAGCACCGCTGAATGTTGCGCAGATATGGTGAGAGAGGCACCCACTATCGACCAAGAGAGCCTGCGCGGTCATGCCAAGTGGGTGAAGGACAAGGAATTGAAGTTTATCATCGTTGATGATAAAAACGACAGTCACGAGGAATCGGCAATTTGCTGTACCCACTGCAAGGCCAAAATTTCGCAAAGCGATTTCGACAGCTGGGTCTGGAACTTCTGCCCGGTGTGCTGGTGCAAGATGGAGGATGCGACAAATGAGCAAACGGAAATATCTTGATGCTGAAACTTTGAAGCAGCATCTTTTTATGGAGGCCGCTCTGGGCTACATCAAAACCTTGGCAGATGTAAACAGGGTTATTGACACGCTTCCGGAAGCAGAACCCTGCCTGAACTGGCACCCGGCCAGTGAGACCCCGCCGCTGCACCACGAGGTGGACGAGGACAAATGCGAGGGCACTCTTGAGTGCGATGTGAGCGAACAACTGCTCTTGTACACGGAAGAGGAGGCTACAAGGTCGGTGTCTACATGAAGGACTGCTACGGCTTTGACGGCTGGTTGAACCCTGACTATGGCGGCACCATCCGCCATGTGGTGGAGTGGCAGAAACCGCCGAAACCATCAAAGGAGAGAAGCGTATGAAAGTGCTAATTGCCTGTGAGGAATCGCAGGAAGTATGCAAAGCGTTCCGGGCTCGTGGACACGAAGCCTATTCTTGCGACCTGATTGAGCCGTCCGGCGGGCATCCTGAGTGGCACATTCTTGGTGATGCGCTCAAGGCCATTGAGGGGGGGGGCAGGTCGTGACCATGGACGGAATCGCGCATGATGTGCCCCGCTGTGATATGATTATCGCATTTGTCCCCTGCACAAAGACGAGCAACGCGGGAGCAAGACACCTGTACAAGGGAGGAAAGCTCAAACTTTCCCGGTATTATGAGGGATTGTGCGGCAAGGCACTTTTTCTTGCCGTGTGGGCAGCTGATTGCGAAAAAGTGGTGATTGAGAATCCTGTCCCCAGCAAGATTTTTGATTATCCAAAGCCTACGCAGGCAATACAGCCCTACGAGTACGGACATCCATACAGCAAGAAAACGCTACTGTGGGAGCGCGGTGTGCCGCCGCTGCACCCAACAAACATCGTAGAACCTACCGCGACATGGTGCCCGTCCGGCTCCTATTCGCACAAGCATGATGAGCAGCATAAGGGAATGTTTACCACTGACCGTGCAAGGAACCGCTCAAAGACTTTTCCAGGCATTGCAAAAGCAATGTCAGAACAATGGGGGTGATAAACGAAGAGAAAATGCTCTGGTGCAGGGATCCACTGCGCAGGCCGTGGACGGAGTACATCGTGCCGGTAGCGGAACAAATGAGCTTATTTCAGGAGGTGAGCACATGAAAAAGCGGATTTACCTTGTTCTCGAAACGGAAGCGGACGAAGACGACAAGAGCATCCTTAGCGATATTGAGCAAGAACTTGGGATGGCTACGCATTATTTCGAAACCTGCTCTTATAGCGAAATCGGGTTTGAGGGCTTGTGGAGAAGCACATTCGAGCAACCGCCTAAGAAAGAAGATGCAGATGAAAACGGCTATGTGATGGCGATTGCTGGGCCGATTACAAAGTCCGATTGCGTAGGTTATCCATATAAGTGGTTGTGGAACGTCGTTGCAAAGCATCCATGCGCATACCCTGTTTGGAAGCCCATCAAGGAGGTCTGATACATGGCAACGACAGAAATGAACAAGTTGGACGCCGCCCTTACTGAGATGTGCATTGATGATTTGATTGGAGGAAAGCTATGAAAGCTGTGCTTTTGAGCATTCGGCCTGAATGGTGCGACCTCATCATTCGGGGGCAAAAAACCATTGCGGATGCCATCTGCGACATGGACGATGAGGAGCTGGCCAAGCGCCTTATCCCCATTGTCGTGAATCAGATGTGCGAGGGGACCATGTACACACGGAAGAAGAGGCGCTGAAGTGGCTCCAGCAGCCTGCCAACTGCCTGAAGGAGTAAGGAGGACGAAATGGCAGAGCACTACAAGATTGACTGTGACAAGGTAGAGGACAGAAAGGCGCTGACCGTCATTCTCGCAATGAACGGCTACACCGTCCGCATGGGCAAAGAGAAGCGCGGCGGAAAGTCTACCTTGACCTACTTCGTGGAGTATTGGAGGGCTGACAATGAAGGGTAACACAGCGGACAGCGCCCGCCGCAGCTACATGGGCGCTCGCAGCCGGGCAGAGGGCGCAGGTTTGAGGCCATCATCAGCTCCGCTTGCGACTACTACCGCGCAATCGGGCGGGCAGACATCGAGAAAACCCCGGAGCCGATGAAGCCCCTCGGTGGTGCAGATCGCTCCGGCAGATTTCTCGCCTGCTACACCAAACAGGCACAGCCAGACTACAAAGGCGTTCTCTCAGGCGGAATAGCGGTCGTTTTCGAGGCGAAGCACACAGACACCGGTCGTTTGTTGTTCGACCGCGTATCAGCCGAGCAAGCCGCCTGTTTGCGCCGGATATCACGGCTGGGCGGTATCGCGTTCGTTCTGTGTTCATTCAATGGCCGGGAGTTCTACCGCATTTCGTGGCCGATCTGGGAAGACATGAAGAACGTGTTTGGCCGGAAGTACATCACCCCGGCGGATTTGGCAGAGTACCGTATCCGCGTTGCAGCGCCCGGAGTGTTGCTATTTTTGGAGGGAGTAAAGGAGAAAAAAGATGATCTTCACATGTGCACCTGAAAATGAAAAGCGAGACGGTGTAGATTACCGTACCGTCAAAGCTTGGTTCCAGCAGTGCAGAGACCTGGCGGAGCAGGTCGAGGCCCAGAAGCAGAAGATCCAGCGCATCCGGGACACTGCCGAAAAGTGCACCCAGAGCATGAGCGGGATGCCCACGGGCGGTGGAGCTGGTGACAAAGTAGCTTTGCCGTGGAGAGAATCGACACAGAAGAGCGGAACCTCAAGCAGATGGAGCTTGATCTCTGTGAACTGCGCATCGAAGCTGCCCGGCGGGCCTACTGCCTGAGCGGGTCTGCTCGGTCTGAAAAGCAAGCAAAGTGCATCTGCGCTGGTATATTGACCTGAAGCCCCAAAAAAAAGATCGCGGTGGACGTGGGCTTGTCCAGAGACAATTCGGTCTCTACCTACATCCACGAGGGGTTTGATGCTTTGGCAGAAATCTGGGAGGATGTACAAAACGACCATTGAAAGCGCTTTGATTTCTACGCTTTATTTGAATCGTTGTGAAACACATGTGAATCGAAGTGTGGTAAAATGACTACAAGCGGAACCGCGCAAAGCGGTGCGCCGCTTCTCAGCAGCTTCCAAAGTGCGGCCCCGCACGAATTCTCCTTTCGTTCATGCCGCTTAACGCTTTTCGCTCTGACACCGTGCTTTGCGGGCTGCTTCTATGCGAGAAATGGTGTCCAGACCGACCATGGAGGTTTAGGCGCAGTTCAAGTCTGCAATCTCGCACCGAACGCCGCAAAGTCTGTAACGCGGCAGATCTGACGCATGGAGTGATTCACCACCGGTGTGCGGGTGGGTGTGGGACTCCTGAAATCTTGCCCACGCCCTGAAACCTCCGCCCGTGAACAGCAGCACCGGAAATCTGAGCGGGCCAGCATGCCCCGCAGGATGTGCGTCAACTCAAGCAGCCCCGGCGGCAAACCGTGGGCTGTTTTTATTTGCTATATGGCCGCCTGAGCGCAATGTGGAGCGCGGTGCGTGTGTGTAGGCACGGCTGGTTCGATTCCAAGGGCGGCTTTTTATACTCCGGCAGCTCAAGTGGTAGAGCAGCGGTCTCCAAAACCGCAGGTTGCAGGTTCGAGCCCTGCCTGGAGTGCCAGACTTTGCATGACCGGGGGACGGCATGCAGAGAGTAGCGGGGCATCTGGCCGCAAAAGTTCCGGATGCAGCGGCAACGTCTTACTGTCCGGTAAAAGCAGATAACGGCGTTGCTGCTTATATGCCGTCATAGCTCAACTGGCAGAGCGCCGCCCATTTAAGGCGGGACAACGCTGGTGACACCACATGCTGTTACAACCCGATACATCCGAGGCACTGAACCACGCCCCGGCGGGGGCCTGTGGGTGCCGGTTCAAATCCGGCTGACGGCTACCGTGATTTTTAGCTTGAAATAGCTTGAGATTTAGCTTGAGCAATTTCGGGCTTTTTATTTTCTGGAAGAAAAGCCATAAACGCAGAAAGGAGAGTGCCAAGAATGAGTAAACGCGGGTCTGGTAGTTCCACAAGGGCAAGTAGCGGAAAGACTACGCTTGATGAATTTCTTGCAAAACGTGGACTGAGTTCGCCCATCAGTGATTACATGGATGATAAAATGCGTATTCCTCACGGTTTGACACGCAGACAAACTGAGAAGATGCAAAAAGAAGCCCATGAAGCCGCCGCAAAATATTCTGCAAAAAGAGAAGCTGCCATTGCAGAATACAAAGCGGGCGTTGCGTCTGGCGCAATTAAAGAAAAAAGTCGTGTTGAGGTTTTGCTTGGCAAAGCAAAGGGGCATCCTGACAACCCATCTACACAGGCAGCACGCCGCTCTCTTGAAAAACGCGGGTATAACTGGAAAACGGGGCGGAAACTCAAGAAAAAGTAAGGTTTGGAGGGGTAAGCTATGATTCTGCCGATGGAAAACACCGAAAAGATGATTTTTCCGGGCGTGGGCAAGTATGGCATCCCTGAAATCAAGCCAGAAACGGACATCCGAATCGACAAGCTGGAATGGATTCCGGTAAACTACGCCCTGACTGCCAAAGACAAGGCCACAAAGGGCGTGCATTTTTACAAGGACGATTACCAGTTTGAACGGTTCTGGAACAACCCCGACAAATACATTTCCCTTTTGCAGCAGTTCGGCGCGGTATGTTCTCCGGATTTTTCTCTGTACAGCGATATGCCGCTTGCGGTGCAGCTTTTCATGCACTACAAAAAGCACTGGCTGGCTGCCTACTGGCAAGCCCACGGCATCCATGTGATCCCGACGCTCTGCTGGTGCGGTGAGCAAAGCTATGACTGGTGCTTTGATGGGGAACCGAGAAACGCTATCGTGAGCATTTCCAGCCACGGCACACAGTCTGACCCATACGAAGCGGAATGCTTTGCCAAACATTGCCGTAAGGCGCTGGAAGTGCTTCAACCGAGCGGCATCTTGTGGTATGGCAAATGCCCTGATGAATTTGACTGGAACGTGACCAAAATTAAACCGTTTCAATACGAAAGGGGGCATTACCGTGAGTAAACGAGGTTCAGGCAGCTCTGCGAGAGCGGGCGGGGATTCCACAATGAAGTCTTTTGGAGGAGACCTCCCCGAACTGCAGGGAACGCCAAAACAAATTGCTTATGCGCAAGATATCAGAGACGGATGGATCAAGAATACATTCGAGGGATATCAAAAAGAGTATGCAGAGCGACTTCAGAAATTGGAGATTCAGAAAAAATCGGATTCTCCAAGAGATGCACGAAGAAGAGAATTTAACGAGAGAAAAATTCAGACGCTAAAAGCAAACGTCGAAGCCGCAAGAATCGTTCTGAGCGAAGCTAAAAGCGCTCATGCAATTATTCAAGCGAAGAATCGGGTGAATGACGTTACCATGGATGTAAGAGATGCGTTGCTTGAGAAGAGATCAAGGGTAGAAATAAGCAAAATTGTAAGCGACTACGGTTTGAAGTAGTTTCAAACGCGGTGATTTAGGAAGGTGGTGGCAGTGGGTGCGCAGCGGTTGACAGACAAGCAGAAAAAGAAGATCATTGCGGACTATGTGCAGCTGCAGAACTACACCAAGACCGCCAAGCTCAACGGAGTATCTGACACGACGGTAAAGCGGCTGATTTCAACGGCTCCGTCCGAAATGTTGAAAAAAGTTGAGCAAAAAAAAGAGCAGAACACACTTGAGATGCTGGACTACATGGACAGCAAGAAAGAGCGCGTTCAGGAGATCATAGATGTTTATCTCGGTGTCCTGACTGACCCGGAGAAACTGGAAGGGGCGACCCTGCAGCAGATCACCACGGCGCTGGGCACTCTGATCGACAAGTGGACGGTCATTGATGATCGCAAGAAGGGCGATTCCTTCCACCAGACCGTTGAGGATGACCCCATCACCAAGAGCCTGAAGGAGGAGTTTAAGAAATGAGCTTCTCCCCGAAGCAAAAACAGATCCTGACCTTTCCCTATGAAAGCGACTACGATGCCCTGATCTGTGACGGTGCGGTTCGTTCCGGCAAGACCTCCATCATGTCCCTGTCCTTTGTGCTCTGGATGATGGCAGAATTTAACCATTGCTCTTTCGCTTTTTGCGGCAAGAGCGTGGGCGCGGTGGAACGCAACATTGTTCAGCCGCTTTTGTCTGTCCGGTACTTGCAGCAGCAGTTCCAGATCACCTACAACCGCAGCGGCCACGTTCTCACGGTGCAGCGCGGCAGCAAGGTAAACATGGTGTACCTGTTCGGCGGCAAGGACGAAAGTTCTTACATGCTCATTCAGGGCATCACGCTGGCCGGGGTGCTTCTGGACGAGGTGGCGCTCATGCCCCGCAGCTTTGTGGAGCAGGCGCTGGCCCGATGCTCTGTCACCGGTGCCAAGTTCTGGTTCAATTGCAACCCGGAAAACCCTGAGCACTGGTTTCGCAAGGAGTGGATCTTACAGGCCAAAAAACACCGGCGCTGCATCTGCACTTCTTGATGGACGATAACCCGTCACTGGATGAGCGCACCCGGGAACGCTACCGTAGCATGTACAGCGGTGTGTTCTACGAGCGCTACATTCTGGGCCGCTGGGTGATGGCCGAGGGCCTGATCTACGATATGATGGACACCACCGCCAACACCTACCGCCCGCAGGACGCACCGGTGGGATTCAAGAGCCTTTCCACCCGTACAATTACATGCGACTACGGAACCACCAACCGACCGTCTACCTCGATGTATACGATGACGGAGAGAAAGTCCGGGTGCATCGGGAATACCGGTGGGACAGCCGCCAGGAACACAGGCAGAAAACAGATGAAGAGTATGCCGATGATTTCATGGAGTTTATGGGGAAAGACCCCTGCGCTGCCATTGTTGATCCGGCGGCAGCATCCTTTATCACAGCTCTGCGCCAGCGTGGCGTTTATGTGATAGAAGGAAACAACGACGTGCTGAACGGTATCCGCAAGTGCAGCACACTCCTTTCCCACCGCGATCTGCTGATCTCCACCGACTGCGAGGGGCTGCTGGATGAACTCGGCACATACCGGTGGACGATAAAGCCGCCTCATGGGCGTGGAAAAGCCCATCAAACAGCGGGACCACGGCCCGGATGCCCTGCGCTACTATATCAACTCACTGCCTGATTGGAGGTTTGAACGTGTCCAGACGTAACAAAAACCGCCCCGCCGGGGGCACAGAGAAACCGATAACGGCCACGCTGGACGCATTTTCCAACCCGCTGTTCTCGCTGGGGTACGGCTCCCAGAGCCCGCTGGAAGCGACGGAATACCCGCTGACCCGGATGACAGACAATTACGCCCTGCTGAACAGCCTGTACCGCAGCAACTGGGTGGTGCAGAACGTTGTGGGCCTGCTCGTGGACGATATGCTGCGAGAGTGGTACGACCTAAAGAGCGCCACACCGGAGCAAGGAAAGGCAATCCAGACTGTGGAGCGTTCCACCCGGCTCCGGGACCGTGTGAGTACTGGCCTGAAATGGGGCCGCCTGTACGGCGGTGCCGCCGGGCTCATCCTCATTGACGGACAGGAGGACCTTTCCCGCCCGCTGGATGCCGAAGCGGTTCTTCCCGGCAGCTTCCGGGGGCTGTACATCCTCGACCGTTGGCAGGGAATCAGCGGATGCAGGCCTGACCTTTGAGGGCGGGGAGCTTGTCCCGGAGTATTACAGCATCAACGATGCCGCCGGGCACACTGCCGCCCGTGTCCATCACTCCCGCCTTGTGCGTTCGTGGGCCGGGAGCTTCCCGATCTGGAACGGCAGGCAGAGCTTTACTGGGGCGAATCCGAGGTGGAAGCGCTCTATAACGACGTGGTTGCTCACGACAACGTCAGCGCCAACATGGCCGCGTTGACCTTTCAGGCGAACATCAACACCATGGAAGTCAAAGGCTTGGAACAGCTGCTCTCCATGTCCAGCCCGGATGTGCAGCGGCGTTTCTGGAACACCATGCAGGCCCAAAAAGTCCTGCGTTCCAATTTCGGAATGCAGCTGGTGGAGCAGGGAAACAAGATCAGCAACACCCAGTACACCTTTACAGGCCTGTCTGACGTGTACGAGAGCATGTGCCTGAACTTGTGCGGTGCCTCCCACTACCCCATGACCAAGCTTTTTGGCCGTTCCCCGGCGGGCATGAACGCCACCGGCGAAAGTGACCTGAAAAACTACTACGACTACGTGGACACTGCGGGAAAGCAAGCTGCGGCCCATTCTGGACAAGCTGCTCCCGGTGGTAGCCCGCAGCGCAGGCATTGAGCAGATCGACCTTGACATAACGTTCCCACCCCTGTGGACACCCACTGCAAGCGAGACGGCCACGATCGCCAAGGAAAAGACTGATGTCATTATCGCGGCGTTTCAGGCCGGGCTTCTTGACGCAGATGTGGCAATGCGTGAGCTCAAGAAACTGGAGGACGAGACCGGCCTGTTCGGCTCCCTGACCGACGAACTGATCGCCGCAAAGCAGGGCCAGACCTATCAGGACGTGACAGCCTGCGTGACCCGCTGGCGGGGCTTATGAGCGAGAATGTGCAGGAAGATACTGAGGAGGGCGAGTAAAATATGCCTACTCTTGCCCGTGCATCCCCTGAGCGGGAGCTGCAGCGCCTTATCCGGCTGTACCTCAAGGCGGAGACGGACATCATCAACGAGATTGGCCGCCTGCGCAGCCGGGGGCTTGTGGACTATCACGCCGTGGCCGCGCTGGAACGGGTGCAGGAGATTCTCCGAAAGCTGGAAACGGATGAATGGGAGTATGTGCCCCGCATGGTCGAGGCGCAGTTTTACGTCCATCACCCGGAGGCCCGGGCGATTCCCGGCGAGACCGCGGAAAAGCACCTGCGCGGCTACACCAACGCCCAGAGCCTTACCAGCACCCAGACGGATATCGTGCAGAAGCTCACGATGAACCTTATGGGCCAGCTGGTGGACGGGAACATGACGGTGCTTTCCGCTCTGCAAAGCGCCCTTCTGGGCCGGACTGAGCCGGACGTTTACCGGCGTATCGGTCTGGAGCAGGTGGCGGCACAGCAGGCTGTGGGAAGGGGCGTGAACCAAAGCGTGCCCGCTTTCGTGGAAGCGCTCCGCCGGGAAGGCGTGACGGCGTTCACAGACAAGGCGGGACGGAATTGGAGCCTGCACACCTATGCAACGATGGTCTCCCGCACCACGTCTCGGCAGGCTGAAATCCTGTCTGTGGTGACGCAGGACGAGGGGCACGACTTGTATCAGATCAGCTCCCACGGCACAACCTGTGCCCTCTGCGCTCCGTATGAGGCCGGGTATACAGCAAGAGCGGTAAAGACCCGCACTTCCCTCCTCTTTCGGATGCCTTCGGCAAAGTAGACCCCGCCGGGCCGGATGACCTGACCAACAGCTGGTTGAACATTCACCCGAACTGCCTGCACGCCCTTCGTCCATGGACACCCGCCGGGCGGACGGAGGAAGAGCTGGAACGGATCAGGCACTTTTCCGACCCCAGAACGAACCCGTACAGCCGAGACCCGCGCACCAAGGCACAGATCGAGGCCTACCGCAAAAAAGAGCAGGGACGCAACCGCTGGCTGCGGGACTACCGCCAGTGGGAGAAATACCGCATGGCTCTGGGTGACAAGGTGCCCAAGACCTTTGAGACCTTCCAGCGGCACAAGCTGGCAGATGACGAAAAATATCACAAATGGATGAACGCATACAGAAGCGGAGGTGATGCCGATTGATTGCGTACTATGGAAGCAAACTGAGCCCTCACATGACGGAAACGCCGGAGGCTTTTTGATTTGCCATGATGTCAAAATCGCCCGTACCGGCACGCAGAACTATCTGGCCCGGGAGATCGGGCTGGACGGGATGCCTGAGCGTGTTCTTCAGGTGACACGAAGCGCCGAGGACGTGTTTGACCCGGCGGCAATTGCCAGTTTTGAGGGCAAAGATGTCACCAATACCCATCCCTCGGAGATGATCATGCAGGAAAATCAGGCCGCCTACTCCAAAGGCCACGCAGAGAATGTTCGCCGAGTGGGTGATTATCTGGTGGCTGACCTGTACCTGAAAGACCCCACACTGATCTCCGAGGTCAAGAACGGGGCCATGCGGGATGTGTCCTGTGGCTATTACTGCCAGTACGAGGCAGACGGTGCAGGATACCGGCAGACCCATATCAGAGGAAATCACATCGCCCATCGTGCCCCGTGGGCGCGCTGGCCGTGATGTCGCAATAAAAGATAGCGCCGCCGAACTTCCGGCGGAGAAAGGCAAGGTAAAACACATGAGCAAGAGCAAGAGTTTGCTGTCTCTGTTCGGTCTGGCGGCAAAGAACGCGGCCCCCGAAGAGCTTGACAGCATGGTGGAGACCGCTGCCGCAGCGCTGGATGCAGCACCCGCCGTTCCGGCGCAGGATGCAAACCCCGCTAAAGACACAGATCCCACTGACACCCAGAATACCGCTGTTCTGGACGCGCTGAACAACCTTTCCGGCAAGCTGGATCAGCTGATCGCTGCCAACACCAAAAAGACAGAGGACAAAGAGCCGGAAGACCTGGACAAGGTGATCGCTGAAATGTCCGGCGAAAAGCCTGACAAGAAGGAAAAGGACGCGGACGAAAGCGGTTCCACCACCGTTTCCGCTGAGGACGAGTGCGCAAAGCCTGCCGCCAATGACAGCGGCCTGGCTCTGCTGAAAGCTATGCGCCCCATCATCAACGGCATTCAGGACAAGGCCACCCGTGATGCCCTGTCCAAGACCCTGATCGAGCAGGTCAAAGGCACCAGCTCCGTGGATGCAATCGCAAAGGCTGCGCATGACAGCGCCGCCGCTGCCGCCAGCGCATCCGGTAAGAACCGGTATGAGCAGTTGTGCCAGGCTTCCCAGTCCGCTTACAACGACCGCAATCCCCACATGAAGAAGGAGGGCTAAACCATGTCCCTGAACACTCAGATTATCGGCAAGACTATGCCCCACGCTTCGCAGGCACTTATGCCCGCCAGCCGGATATGATCGTCAACACCCGCCCCGTTGGCGGCACCGAAAGCATTCCTTTTGGCACTGCCCTGAAGTATGACAACGGCAAGGTCATCGTGATGGGCGGCGCAGGCACTACCGCTGCACAGTTCGCGGGCATTGCAGGCAGCGAAGTCAAGAGCGCCCTGGTCTATCCTGACCAGAACGGCGGCAAATACGCCCCCGGCGAGGCCTGCAGCGTGTTCCAGCGCGGCAGCATCAATGTGCTGTGCCAGCGCGGGACCCCGGCTCTGGGCGGTGACGTTTACGTCCGCATTGCCAAGACCGCTGACTATGCAACCGCACTGGTCGGCGGCTTTGAGGCGGAAGCGGACGACAAGACCGTCGGAAACTCCGTCAAACTCACCAACTGCCAGTGGGGCGGCGCGGCTGATGCCAACGGCGTGGCCGAGCTGGTCATCCTCACCCGTGCAAACGCCTGATAGGAGGGATTAGACTATGGCAAACTTCCAGAACGTCGGCACCACCAATGCCGGTACTTTCACCGTAAACAACGCCGGTGCTGCGCTGCCCGGCGGCACTCCCACCATGGACGCGGCTGCCATCCAGAGCGGCAATGCGTTCCTTACCAGCGAGCTGGAAAAGCGTGACCCGCTGATCCGCAAGCCCCTCACCAGCGTCACCTATCCCCGTGATATCCCCATCGAGGTGGGCGGCGGCTGGGTCGATTACGTCTCCGCCATGTCCGTGGCCTACGGTATGGCAGGCGGCTCCGGCGCTTCTGCCGTCAACGGCGGCGGTTCCAACGGCATCCCTGTGGTGCAGGCCAGCGTGAGCAAGGGCGCGTTCAAAGCCCATGTCTTTGCCGCCGCTCTGCGTGTGATGTTCGTGGATATGCAGCGCGCAAACTTCATTGGCCGCAGCCTTGACCAGATGCTGCAGGACGGCATCCGGCTGGCCTACGACAAGCACATGGATCAGAACACCTACATCGGTTTCGACGAGTACGCTACCACCGGCCTTGTCAACAATCCCGATGTCACCAAGACCACTGCCGCAACTTCCGGCACCGGCTCCTCTGCCAAGTGGGCGGACAAGACCCCCAAGCAGATCCTGACGGACATCAACAATGCCATCACCGCCGTGTGGGCCGCCAACGAGTACGACGAGGCAGGCATTCCCAACCACATCCTGATCCCCTATGAGCAGTACAGCTACATCACCACCACCATGGTGAGTGACCTGGGCACTGAGACCATCTACGACTTCCTGAAAAAGCACAACGTGGCCGCAAACCACGGCGTGGATCTGGAGATCGTTCCCACCCGCTGGGTCAAGGGCGCTGGTGCTTCCAACGGTGACCGCATGGTGGTGTACGTCAACAACCGCCGCTTTGTCAAGGCGGACGAGCTGGTGCCCCTGTCCCGCGTGATGAGCGCCCCCAACGTTACCAATGTCTGCTACGACACCGCCTATATGGCAAACGCATCCGAGGTGCAGCTCATGTATCAGACCTCCATGCTGTACGTGGACGGCATCTGATCAGGAGGTGGCAGAAATGGCTTTTGTGCTTTCCAAAGCAAACATCATCCTGCCCAGCGCAGACGGCTCTCAGACCTTCCCGCTCCACCGGGAGCAGCTGGTTGAAGTGCCGGGCTGGGCGGCAGAGACGGCCTACTTCAAGGCGCTGGTGGCCGATGGTGACATCGTACCCACTGGCCGCAGCGACAAGGCCGTGCAGGATGCCGCAGACAAGCCTGTCCGAAAGAAAAAGACTGCGGACTGGGACAAGCCTGCCGAACCGCAGGAAGACTGAGGAGGCTGCCCATGTGCTGGACGATGAAACCGCAGTTTCAGGGCATTCTTGCACAGGCCGCAAATCTGGGGCAGAGCGTGGGCAATTACACCGCAGAGCAGTTCAAGGCGGAATACCCGCAGTTCTGTGACGCGGACGGCAATTGCCACCTGCCGGATGTGATGCTGGAAGAGATCGTGAAAATGGCAAACATCAGCATTCAGCCTGATAAATGGCTGGACAGCTGGCATTATGCCGTGGGTCTTTATGTGGCCCACTACGTCACTTTGCAGCTGCGCACCTATTCGGAGAGCACCGCCACCCCGGCGCAGGCGGCATCGTCCGGCGCTCTGGTGGGTGTGGTGAAGTCTGCCACGCTGGGCGACAGCTCCGTGACCTACGATACCAGCGCATTGACCGCAGGAACGGCGGACTGGGGCGACCTGAACGCCACCACCTACGGTCAGATGCTGGCAAACCGTGCCCGCTTTATCGGCGCGGCCGGAACTTTTGTGATGTGAGGTGCACCCATGAACTGGAATGACTGGTATACCGACCTGATGGAGATCAGGCGCACGGAAAACGTGAAGGACGGAAATCTGACCCGCAAGGAACGGAAGGTCGTCCGATCCGGTGTTCCGTGCCGGGTGTACCGCAGCCAGGACAAGGCCCCGACGATGACCCAGACAGCATCCAATGTCCAGAAAACGGACAAGCTGGCCTGCGATATCAATGTGGATATCAAGCCCGGTGATGAGCTAGTGATCCACAGAGGGGCGCGGCTGGGATACGCGCTGCAGGAGACCCGGTATTTTGCCGGGGACCCTGATCTGTACTATGAGCCCTTCGGGGCGGTGCTGCCCGGTCTGGCCCACCAAGAGATCACGCTTCTCAGTCAGGAGCGTGTGAAATGAACCTGCAGGAGTACATCAAGAAGCTGGAAGCGGCGCAGACCGCTTTGCCCGAAATGCTCGCAGACGTTGCCCGCAATGCCACTCTCCGGGCCGTAGAAGCGGCGCAGGATAAGACTCCTCCCACAGCGGACAGCCTGAGCGGGACCAACACCCGCACCGGAGAGCTGAAACAGCACTGGGCAACTGACAGCCTCGCAGAGCCCCGGTTGCAGGGTGGAGAGATCGTCACCGAGCTGAACAACAACAAGGAATACGCCTCTTACGTCAACGACGGCCACCGGATGGACAAGCACTTTGTGCCAGGGCTATACGCAAATCCCTATACCGGGATGCTGGAATACGACCCGGGCCGCCGGGACGAGGTGGGCATGATGGTGGGCACGAAAACGACCTACGTTGAGGGCCTGCACATGTCCGATGCAGGCATTGAAGCTATAAGCACACCGTGAAGATAGAGACAGAAAAAGCCATGAACAAGCTGGGAGAGATGCTGAAATGAACTTTACCCTCACAACGCTGGCCCGGTCTCTGGCGGAGTATCTGGCTCCCTTCCTGCCCGGCGTGCAGATGTTGGAAGACCCTGCACAGCAAGGCGTAGAGCCGCCCTGCATGTTTATCCAGCAGCGGGGCAGTGACATCAAGCCTTACCCAGGCGGGCGCTGGCTACGCACCATCCGGCTCGACCTGACCTATCTGCTGGACTACAACCTCACAGACCTGCGCCAGCAGTACAACAAAGCCGCTGAAGCACTCGATTTCTGCATGGAAACATTCCCCTATTCCGATGGAACAGAAGCGGAAAAGCTCCTGCACGCCTACGAGCGCAGCGCGGATATCGACGATGACGGCCTGCATTACAAGTTTGAGCTGCGTGTCTTTGTGGAAAAGCCCGTGGACGCAGTGAAGATGCAGACCCAGACCGTGAATCAGAAGGTAGACCAATGAAACAGGATAATACCCAATACAGCCGGGAAGTGCTGCTGAAAGACCCGCGTTTTGCGGGGTATCAGCCGGATTTTCTGGCTGTTGTTTTACACAAACCGTTTTACACCCTCGCAGAGGCTGAGGCCGCTGTGAAAGAATTTTGGAAGGAGTGACACCTATGGCAGCAGGCGGAACCTGGACCGTACAGAACAAGGTGCGGCCCGGCATTTACTTTAAATTTCGCTCCAAGAACCAGCAGAACCTTACCATCGGTGATCGTGGCAAGGTGACGATCTGCGAACTCATGAGCTGGGGGCCCGTCAGCAAGGTGATGGAGATCGCCGCCGGGGAAGACCTGACCCCTATACCGGTTACGACATCACAGACGCACACAATCGCTTTGCATCCATGATCTTCAGCGGCTCCAACCGCACCGCAGCACCCACCAAGCTGCTGCTTTACCGCCCGGCCGCTGCGGACAGCGCAAAGGCCACCGGCGCTATCACCCCGCTGACGGCTACCGCAAAATTTCCCGGCTCCCGAGGCAACGACATCGTTGTGATCGTCACCGCACTGACGGAACCTGCGGGCAGTTTCCAGGTCTCCACGGTCGTTGACGGTGTGGTGAAGGATCAGCAGACCGGCAAGACCGTTGCAGACCTGACCGGCAATGACTGGGTGGATTTCAGCGGCACGGGCACTCTGGCTGCAAATGTCGGCACCCAGCTTTCCGGCGGCAAAGACGGCGAGGTAAACTCTTCCGCATACAGCACCTACCTGACGAACATCGAGCCCTACAACTTCGATTCCATGCTGTACGACGGCGAGGATGCCACCGTAAAGACCGCGATGGAGACCTTTATCAAGCGCGTGAACACCGAAGTGGGCCGCTTCTCTCAGCTGGTGGAAGCCAATGCCACCAACCCTGACACCCGCTTTATCGTCAACGTGTGCAGCGGTTTGGTGATGAACGATGGAACCACCCTGACCCCGAAGGAAGCCGTCTGGTGGGTCGGCGGTGCGCTTTCCGGAGCGACCTACGCCAACGACCTGACGAATGCCGCCGTTCCCAACGCGGTGGACGTTTCCCCCAAGATGACCCACAACCAGTATGTGGATGCCATCAATGCAGGCAAGTTCGTGTTCAACGCCGATGACGGCACCGTCCGGGTGGAGTATGACATCAACTCTCTGGTCACCTATACCAGCGAGATCGGCGAGGTGTACCGCTACAACCGCACCATGCGGCTGTGCAACACCATTGCCAACGACCTGTACAAGCAGTTCGCCCAGAGCTATGTGGGCATTGTGGACAACACCGAGGACGGCCGCCGCCAGTACAAGAGCGCCATCGTCAAATATCTGGATCAGATCCAGGCATCCGGCGGCATCCAGAACTTCAACGGCGAGACGGATGTCATCGTGGAAGCAGGCGAGGCAAAGGATGCCGTGCTCATTACGCTGGCCATCGAGTCCGTGGGCAGCACCAACAAGATCTATATCACCCTGGATGTGGCGTAAGGAGGTACAAAGATGAGTTATTTGATGGCCCAGGACACCCTGAACGGTGCAGAGGGCAAAATTACCATTACCCGGAACGGCCGCATTCTGGAAGCCGCAGGTATGCGGAACATCAAGACCATTGCAGGCATTCAGACTTCGGACATGAAGACCATCGGCACCCGAAAGGTGCAGAAAAAGGCCAACGGTGTCACCCAGACCGGTACCGGTAACGTCTATTTTGGTTCCAACGGCTCCAACCTGTTCACCGATATGGTGCTGAACTACATCGAAAACGGCGTGCAGGATCTGTTTGACATCACCATCACCAACCAGGACCCCACGTCCAGCGTGGGTGCTCAGGTAATGGGCTATTATGGCTGTGTGCTGACCGGTGATATTCCGCTGTCCATTCTGGACGACGAGGAGGCCATGCTGAACTACGATTTCAATTTCAGCTATACCAGCGTCAAGCGTCTGGAAGCATTCAACGACCCCACCAACCTGGGCAGCAACTGATTTTAGGAGGTATTTTTTATGAGCGCACTTTCTGCATTTCTGCATCCCGCTGTGACCTGCGAGGAAAAGGAGGTCATCATCTCCAAGCGTTTTCTGGGCGAGGACGGCAAACCGACCCCGTTCAAGATCCGCTCCCTGACCCAGGAGGAAAACGCCGCCATCATCAAGGCATCCACCCGGCAGAAAAAGGTGGACGGCCAGTGGCAGGATTCCATTGATGCCAACGAGCTGAGTGCCCGCACCATCGTGGAAGCTACCGTTTTCCCGGATTTTCGCAGCGCGGAGCTGTGTGAGCGCTACGGCACCAAAGACCCGGTTCAGGTTCCCGGCAAGATGCTTCTGGCCGGGGAGTTTAGCCGCCTGATCGATGCCGTGAGCAAGCTCTCCGGCTTTGACAAGAGTCTGGACGAAGAGGCAAAAAACTGATCTCCGGGGGCAGCTGGGATATCGACGTGCTGGTGGCATACTACTGCTTCGATAACCTTAGCTGGCCCCCGGGCAAGTACGATGCCCTGCCGGTGCGTGAAAAAGCGCTGGTCAGGGCATTTGCTTTGCGCTCCATGGAAAAGCGCAGAGAAGAGACCCAGCGAATGAAGGAGGCGGGACGAAATGGCTAAAAATTCAAGAAACGCTTGTCCTTCAGGATCAGTTTTCCTCTTCCTTTGGTGCATACATTCAGGCTGCGCAGAGAGCATCCAGCTCTACCACAACGGCACAGACAGCGGCCCGGAACTATCAGTCTGTTCTGAACAGCGTTTCCCGACAGCTGATCTCTGCGAATGCAAAGTTTGAATTGTATGTGGCACAGCAGGAAGAAATGGTTGCCGCCGGTCAGCAGAACACGGAAGCGTTCAAAAAGCTGGACACCCAGACCGAGAAGCTGGGCGCAACCATCCGAGGGCTGGAAGCGCAGCAGCAGACCCTGACCCAATCCATGAAAGCAGCTGAAAACGCCGCCAGTGTAACGGCAGCGGCCAAGGATGAGGCGGCAGCGGCTACAAAGCGGTTGCAGGAGCAGGAAAATATGGCGCAAAGCGTCACCAACTCCCTGACCTCTTCGGTCCTTCGGCTGGCTGCGTCCTATATCAGCATTCAGGGGCTGAAAAAGGCAGTTGACCTGTCTGACAGCTTGGTCTCCATGCGTGCCCGGCTTGACCGGATGAACGACGGCCTGCAGACCACCCAGGAGCTGGAAACGATGATCTACCAGTCGGCCCAGCGTTCCAGGGGCAGCTTTACCGATACCATGGGGCTGGTCTCCCAGCTGGGCACAATGGCCGGTGATGCGTTCAGCAGCTCCAAAGAGATCGTGCAGTTTGCAGAGCAGCTGAACAAGCAGCTGGCCCTTTCCGGAGCGTCCGGCGCGTCTGCGCAGGCTGCGATCCTTCAGCTGGAACAGGGCCTTGCATCCGGCGTTCTGCGCGGCGACGAGTTGAACAGCGTCATGGAACAGGCCCCGGCCCTTGCAAAGTCCATTGCGGACTATATGCAGGTCAGCGTGGGCAAGCTGCGCGAGATGGGCTCTCAGGGCCAGATCACTGCCGACATCGTGAAAAACGCTCTGTTCGATGCAGCACAAAAGACAAACGAAGAGTTTGAAAAGACCCCCATGACCTGGGCGCAGGTCTGGACGGTGGCAAGCAATACCGCCGTCCGGGCACTTGACCCACTGCTGACGGCAATCAACTGGGTGGCAAACAATCTGAATGTTGCGATACCTCTGGTGGTCAGTCTGGGCTCGGCGTTCGGCATGCTGCTGATTGCGGCCAACTGGACAAACATCCTTGCAACGGCCACAAAAACGGCGGCATCCATGCAGGCCTTTTACAATGCGGTCATGGCGGCGAATCCCATTGCTCGGACTGCGGCGGCGGTTCTGGTGCTGGTGAGTGTCCTGTACGCAGGCGTGGCGGCGTTTAACAAACTGACCGGTTCCAGCATCTCTGCCACCGGCATCATCACGGGAGCATTTGCGACTGTGGGCGCATTCGTCTTCAACGGCGTTCTGGTCCCGCTGCAGAACGGCTTTGCTGCTTTTGTGAATTTCCTGGCGAATGCGTTCAACAACCCCCTGGCTGCAATCAAAATCGCATTCTACGACATGGCGATCACGGTAATGCAGTACTTGCAGAACATCGCGCAGGGACTGGAGGGCCTGCTGAACAAGATCCCAGGCGTGACCGTGGATTTGACCAGCGGCGTGAATGCCACGGTCACAAAGCTCCAGCGCGACCGCAAATATGAAAAGTGGGCCAGCGGTTACACGGAAGTCGTCAAGCCGTGGGAAAACATCGACCTTGGCAAGGCCTATAAGGCCGGTCGCGATTGGGGCGCAAACCTCGGAAAATCCGGCCTTATGGGCGCCGGCACGGGAGAGCTGGAAATTCCGCAAGCGGCAGACGTAAAAGATTTGCTGGGCAACATCGACAAGAACACCGGCAAGATTGCAAAGACGGTGGATCTGTCCGATGAGCAGATCAAGATGCTGGTGGATGTGGCTGAACGCAAGTACGTCAATAACGTCAACCTGACAAGCCAGACCCCCATGATCACCGTGCAGGGGCAGAACACCGGCAGCACCGAAAAGGATGCCCGGAATCTGGCAGACACCCTGCGGGACGTTCTGGTGGATCTGATGAACGCAGGCAGCACCGTCACCGTGCAGTAAGGAGAAAGAGATGTCCCTGTATAAGCTGTATTTTTCCAGCGGCGCAACGGTGATCGCCCTGCCAATCAACCCGGAAAAGCTGCCGGAGACCCTTTCTGCCGACAATGGGAGCTATAACGTGCTGGGCCTTGGCCCCATCATGCAGCCCCGCACGCCGAACCTGCGCACCGTGTCCATTTCGGGCCTGCTGCCTGGGCGGCGGCTGCCGGGCCAGACCGGCATTCACCTGCCCCCGGCGGTGTACATGACGTTCTTCACCATCGCCATGAAGAGAAAATCTCCCATCGTCTACACGCCCGTCCGGTTCTATGAGAACGGCGTACCGTTCCTGGGGCCGAGTCTGGGCTTTCGGTGCCTCGTTACCAGCTTCAAGGCAGAAGAGCGCGGTGCGGAGACGGGGGATTTCTATTTCGACCTAAGCCTGACCGAGTACAAAGATTACTCCCCGCAGAGGGCCGTTGTGCAGGGCGCTGGCCAGACCGGAACCTTTTCCCCGGCCAGCATCATCTCTGACGTGGCCAGCGTGGCCGCACGGGCCGTTTCAGCAGCTACGGCGGTAAACACTGCGGTGGATGCCGCAGGCGCTGTAAAGCTCTCTCTGACCCCAACCCGAAGCACCCCCGCAGACAAGCTCGTTGTGGGGGCCAGACGGAAAGCCACCGGGAAAGTCTACGGCACCGGCAGTGGGGAGGAAGTCTTGGCCAGTATCCACGGACAGATCGTTGTGGTGCGGCGCATCATTGACCGTACCCGGCCCTGCCCCGTCTGCGTGGCAGACACCGGCGGCACTGTGCTGGGTTGGATGCCGGAGAACAGCCTGCAGGAGGTGGAAGGATGACCTATGAGCTTTTGGCCGCTCAGAAAGCCACCGGAAACACCCTGAACCTGACCAACAGCACCACGCAGGTGGTCTGGTCTACCCAGCGCACCGGCCAGCCGGGCAAGCTGACCTTTACCTATCTTCGCACCCCGGAATCCAAGCTGGAAGAGGGAGACGTGATCCGCTTTTCTGTGAATGGTCAGCTGCAGTTTTACGGCTGGGTGTTTACCCGGGGCTTTGACCGCTGGGGGCCGGTGGACGTGGTCTGCTATGACCGCATCCGGTACCTCAAGCAAACGCCAGCTACTCCTTCTACGGCCAGAGCGCCGGGGACATCATCCGACAGATCGCGGAGGACTTTGAGCTGGACGTGGGAGAGCTGGCTGACACCGGTTACAAGCTGCCCTCCCTCATCATGCAGGACAAAAGCTGCATCGACATCATCAACACTGCCCTGCAAAAGACCCTGCTCAACACCGGCAAGGTCTATGTGTTTTACGATTCCGGTGACGGACTGGCCCTCAAGGAGGCCAACGACCTGAAAACCGATATCGTCATCGGAGATTACAGCCTGATGACAAATTACACCTTCAATTCCTCCATCGACACCCAGACCTACAACAGCATCAAGCTGGCCCGGCCCAATCAGGAGACGGGAAAGGCGGATGTTTTCGTGATGAAGGATTCGGAGCACATCGGGAAGTGGGGCCTTTTGCAGCTGTATCAAACCGTGGACGAGGCCGCCAACGACGCTCAGGTAAAGGAACAGGCGAAAGTGAGCTTGGAATATTATAACCGGGTATTGCAGCAGCTCAAGTTTTCCTCTCTGGGAATCCCCGGTCTCCGGGCAGGGGCGCTGATCCTGGTGAACCTGTCCGATCTGGACGGTGAGCCGTTCAAAAAGTATGTCATGCTGGAAAAGGTGGAGCACACCTTCAAAAATGACGAGCACACCATGGAACTGGAAGCAAAAGCACTGTAAGGAGGGAGAAGCGTGGATTTACTGGGAGTATTGCAGGAGATCAACCGGCAGACCAACGATGCCGGGCAGCCCACAGACCTGCAGATTGGCACAGTGACAAAAGCCCCACCGGATGATGATGAGCTGGAGATTCAGATCAGTGAAGCAATGGCCCCGCTGAAGCAGGCTGTGCTCTATCTGGCAGAGCCTGTCATTGAAAAGAAGATTCCCATCCTGCGCCACCGGCACGAGATCAAGATCCTGCAGCACAAGCACGCAACGCCATCCGGCCCCAGCGAGGACGCTTTCACGGCTCCGCCCTACTTCACGGAGTGGTCGGCCCTGCCGGATGGATTTGACACAAAAGTGCAGGCGGAAAATTTTGTTGGCTGGGAAAACGGCGCTGCGCTGCCTTTGAGCAAGGACAAAAAGTACATCATCCTGAACCCGGCCCTGAAAGCCGGGGACAAAGTGCTGCTCCTCCGCGTTCAGAGCGGCCAGAAGTTCATTGTTCTTTCCCGAGTATACGGAGGTGAATCGTAATGGCTACGCTTCCCACAGGCGCGTCCATCAACCTTTCCGGCGGCGTGGAGTACGTTTCTCAGCGTCCAGAACCTGGTTCATTGAACAGACATCTGGCCGCATCGTCGGGGAATGCGATGGGTACGAGGCCGTAAAACAGGCTGTGAATGTGATCCTGAACGTGGAACGTTACCGCTGGCAGATCTTCCGCTCTTACAGTGGCATGGAGTGGGAGGGCCTTCTGGGCCAAAACCCGGGTTACGTTGCCGCAGAGTTGCAGCGTCGCCTGGAAGAGTCCCTGACCGTGGACGACCGGGTGACCGGCGTGAAGGACTTTTCTTACACGGTGCAGGGACAGGCCCTGACAGCATCCTTTACCGTCTCCACGATCTACGGCGAAATGCAGGCAAGCACGGAGGTGAACACCGCAGCATGATCGATTTTTCTACCGCACAGTACCGGGCCATTCTGGACTATATGCTGTCTCAGATCCGGACGACTACGACAAGCGGGACACAAGCCCTATCCCAACAGCGCTTTCTCCCGCCGCCTATGTCTTTGAGGGGTTCTTCCTTTCCCTGAACATGGTGCAGCGGCAGGCGTTTTTTCAGACAGCCACTGGCAGAGCGCTGGATCTGCTGGCCCCCATCGCCACCGTTACCCGCAAGCAGGCCACGGCGGCGGTGCGAAAAGGCGAGTTCAATATTGATATCCCGCTGGGCAGCCGGTTCTCTACCATCAACGGCGCGGACAGTATCAATTTTATTGCGCTGTCCGCTCTGGGTTCCGGGCACACCTACCGCCTTCTGGCCGAAACGCCCGGCACCATCGGCAACGACTACACCGGCCCTATCCTACCCATCGACACCATTCAGGCCTGACCTCTGCCCGGATCTCGGATATCCTGACACCCGGAGACGAGACCGAGACCGATGACGAATTCCGCGCCCGCATCGAGGCATCGCTGAACAGCCGCTCCTTTGGCGGCAATGTGGCGCAGTACGTGGAGGAGATCAAAAAGCTGGACGGTGTGGGCGCTGTGCAGGTCTACCCGACATGGAGAGGCGGCGGCACGGTGCTCTGCTCCGTTCTGGGTGCGGACTGGCTTCCTGCATCCACCGACCTTGTGCAGACCATTCAGAACGCCATCGACCGGTCCCGAACTCCGGGCAGGGGCTCGGTCTTGCGCCCATCGGCGCAAAGGCAACGATCACGGCCCCGGAGAAGCTGGAAGTTTCAGTCACCGCATCGGTGACGCTCTTGCCCAGCTACTCGCTGGATACAGTTCGTACCGCGGTACAGGAGGCGCTGGAGGCGTATCTGCTCAACGTGCGGAAAAGCTGGGAGACCAATATCAGCAAGACCGGCATTGAGTATAGCGCCAACGTCTACACGGCCCGCGTATCTGCGGCCATCATACGGCAGAGGGCGTGGTAAACGTGACAAACGTCCAGCTGAACGGAGCAGCGGACGATTTGATTCTGACAGAAACCGGCGCACAGCAGCAGGTTCCTGTGGTTGGGACGGTGACGCTGCATGAAGCTTGATCTCTCGCATGAACTGCTGCCGCTGCTGCCGCCCATCTACCGGGAAGTGCAGGATTACCAGCAGATCTGTGCTGCCGAAAAGGCGGAATTTGATCGGCTGGCCGGTTCGGTGGAAGGGGTTCAAAGCAACTTCTTTTTCCAGACCATGGACGAGGATTCCGTTGCACGGTGGGAAAAGGTGTTTCACATCGTGGCTGTCCCGGAAAAGGATTCTCTGGCGTTCCGCAGGCAGCGTGTAATGACCGCATTGCGACCCGCCCGCCCTACACACTGGGGTTTCTGTATCAGAAGCTGGATGAGCTGATTGGCGCGGGTGAATGGACGTGCTCCATCACATACCCGCTCTACGAGCTGAGGCTTGCGACGAGCGCAAAGAATCAGTCGTACTACGACGAGGTGACGCACCTGATCAACCAGGTCAAGCCCGCTCACATCGTCTTTATCAGTATGCCGTACCTCAAGACCGGAATCCTGATCACAGAGCAGGTCGAGGTGCAAAAATATGACTATCGGTACCGGCTTGGCGGATGGGCTATCGGGAAATCTCCATTTTCCGTACTCGGAGGATGGACGACCGCAAAGGCTGCTGCATCGCCTACACTGACGCGGACGCTTCTTCTGGACGTGGCCCACAAGGCGGCAGAGCTTGCCACGACGGCACGGCTCAACCGCGCAGCGACCGTGAAACCGCTGAAAAGCGTCATTTCATCTGCGACGCTGCAGGTGGGTTCTGAAATGTTGATGATCGAGGGTGAGAATCTGAAGTTGGAAGCGTCCATTGAACCGGAGGCAGGCAATTCGACCGTCAACCACTATGAGCTCCTGAACGATGCGGGAGAAACGCTGTACGCATCGGACTGCTATTTTGGCATTACTGGAAAAACAGACGTGGACGTAAATCTATCCATTCTGGAGGGCGCGGACATCGTGCTGGCAAGCGGAAGCCGTTATCACTATCTTCTGGGCAGCTGGCTTTTGGGCAAGGATTTCTTTGCGTCACCGGGACAAAATTATTTTGTCCCAGTGACGGCCGCCGTGCCCGCTTCTGCATCTGTGACCCCGCTGTTCCTGGCAAGCCTAGCTTCGTACCTGGCGGATCACATCAACATGGTGCAGCTGAACGGCGAGTATACCGTTCCAAACCTTACAAAGAGCCTTTCCGGCGCAGCAGTCACTCTACAGTATGAGCTTCTGCCAAAGGAAAAAATCACAAAAGTCTCTGCTATCTCCGCGCAAGATGCGTTCGGAGCCGCCCTCACACAGGACGATGTCAGCATCGAAACCACGTCCAGAACAAAATTCAAACACACCATTATCTTCAAGGAGGGAACTTTGCTTTATGGCGGATGATATCCTGAAAAACATTCCTCTTCCCGCTGATCTCCCGGAAAATTGGACATCCGGCCAGATCGTTGCCCCGACCGGCGCTGAGGCTGGCCTGGACGAGCAGCACGGTACAATTACCTGATGAGGCAAGTCAACAACGCGCAGAGGGCGGCAAAGGCGCTGAATGAGGGCAAAGCAGACTCCGTCGATCCACATGATCTTTTTATTCCAATTACGGGGTGGCAGACAGACACAGAAGTTGCAGAGTACCCGCATTACATTGATATTACAGCAGACGTTACGTCCAAGACTGTGGTATCTGTCAGTATCGACCTGCAAGCGCAGACGTAGCCGGTAAAGCTATGCTTGTAAACCCCGAAACACGAACTGGAGCTATCCGTATCCGTGCACACAACATTCCGACTGCGGAAATTTCTGCCCGGTGGTATCCCATCAAGTATGGTGGTCAGTTCTATGGTGACGGCTCCATCTATTCCAACTTCCTGCTTGCGGCACATCCTGTAGGCAGTATCTATCAGACCATCAGCCCTGAAAACCCGTCCGTAACTTTTGGCGGCGGCACATGGGAAAAGATAGCGCAAGATAGGGTGTTAATGGGCGCAAGCGATACGCATCCGGCCGGTACAACGGTAGAGGCAGGACTTCCGAACATTACGGGTGTGATTTATGGTATGATGACATACAGCGGAGGCGGCGGTTATAACCCTAATCAAGCGCTTACTGCTATACCGGAAGCCGATGCCCATTCACGAAATACATCTGGTGATGGACGTTATATAAAAGCGGATTTTGATGCCTCTCGCTCCAACCCCATCTACGGCGCATCCAACACCGTCCAACCCCCGGCATACTTTACTTACATTTGGCTTCGTACCGACTGAAAGGAGAAACAATGGCGCTAGGAGAACTCAAAAACGGCATTGGCCTGATGCCTATGCTATCTATCAGCAAGTCCTTGCGGCGGTAGTCGAGCGAGACCACCCCGTGGGCAGTCTGTACATCAGCGAAAACGCTACCAGCCCGGCAAGCTTTATCGGCGGGACGTGGGAGCGGATTGAGGATTGCACTATCTGGGGCGCAAGCGACACACATCCAGCTGGGACAAAGCTGGAGGCAGGACTGCCGAATATTGCGGCTCAGGTGAACGATATGCTTTTCTCAAGCAGCGAACCGTATATAACGAGCGACGTATTTAAACCTCTTTTTAATGGTTTTATCAATGGATACGTTTCAGAGTCCGGGTCGAGCGGAGTATATCGGAGTAACGTTCAGCTGAAAGCCTCGTTAGGAAACTCCATCTATGGCAATTCCACCACTGTCCAGCCCCCGGCTTCTTGTATGTACATCTGGCGCAGAGTGCATAACCGAAAGGAGCACACATGAAAATTATTAACAGTAACGGCGTAGAAATCGCTACCCCCGACCTGACGAAAGGTTACCTCAAGCAGGAGACCCAGACCATCCACCACGATGCTGTGGCGGGCGTGGAAGAGGTCAGCCACTACGAGACCGAAACATTGCCGGACGGAACCCCTGCAATCTACTATGACGCAGACGGTCGCGAAAAAGGCCGTGATGTCCGCAAGGTGGTGGACGTGCCCGGCGTGGCCGCAAAGGAAGCCTATGACGAAGAGGTGGAAGTGCAGCGGTATGTGCTGTACACCGCCGAAGAGCTGGCCGCACAGGAAAAGGCCCGCAGGGAAGCAGAGGAAAAGGCACAGCTGCCCACCGCAGAAGAGCGCCTTGCCGCTCTGGAAGCGGCTATGCTTGACCTGCTGGCCGCACAAAAGTAAGAGGAGGATACTATGGTTTTGTTCTATGTGACCCAAATTAAGCTGCACCGCTTTGACGGCGCTTTTACCATCGACAACGTGCCTGACCGGTACAAGGATGCCGTAATGAAAAAGCTGACGGAGGAGGGTTTTTATGAGGTGGAAAGTAATGCTTGATTTCCTGCGGGATATTTTCTCTGCGCTCTCCCACGCTGCCGGTGACAGTGCCGACAAAGAAGAGCCTGCCCCTGCTCCGGACGTGCCCACTGTAGACACCGTGACCGGGTGGGCAGGGGAACCGCCTTACCGGTACATTGACGTGAGCCGGTATCAGGGTGAAATTGACTGGGCACAGGTGGCGGCGGCGGGCTACAAGGGGGCCATGCTCAAGACCGTGAGCACCAACCGCAAGCTCTCCAAGCGGGCAGACGGCCTGTACATCGACCCGACCTTTGAGACCAACTACCGCACGCCCGGCTGCCGGGCTGGACGTGGGCGTGTACTACTACACCTACGCCACCAGCGAAGCGATGGCCGATGCAGAGCTTGCCCTTGTGCGGCAGGCGGTCTACGGCAAGGAGCTGACCATGCCTGTGGCGGTGGACGTGGAAGAAAACAAGCTCAAGCAGCTGTCCACGCTTGACCTGTCCAATCTTACCGCTTACGCGCTGGAACAGGTGGAGCGGATGGGCTTTTACGCCCAGCTCTACACCTACACCGGTTACAAGTATGAGCTGGACATGGCTCGGCTGTCCTCTCGGTGGGATGTCTGGCTGGCTGACTACACCGGCAAAACGCCCAACGTAACGTTTAACTACAACGCCCACCAGCACACCAGCAAGGGCAGCGTGCCGGGCATCTCCGGCAACGTTGACCTCAACGTGACCACCCTCAACTACCCGAAAATCATCCGCAAGAAGGGTCTGACCCGTCTCCGGGAGGGCGCATGAAAGAATTTATTCTGAAGCACATCGGAGAACTGATTTTTACAGGCATCTCCGGCGTTTTGACCGCAGCCTATCGCAGCTTGTCCAAGCGCATCAAGGCGCAGGAAGAGGAGCGCAAGGCTGTGAAAGAGGGCCTGCTTGCCATCATGCACGACCGGCTGTACCAGTCCTGCACCTTTTACATCAAGCAAGGCAGCATCGACACCGGCGGCCTGAAAAACTTAGAATACCTCTACAAAAGCTATCACGCACTGGGTGGAAATGGCACAGGCACGGAGCTGTACAACCGGGCCAAAGCACTTCCCATCTGTGACTGAGAAAGGAGACACCAATCATGGAAATGATTCATAACCTTTTAACCGCACTTCCTGCCCCTGTGGCCCTCGTGCTCATGCTGGGTGGGTTCATCTTCTATGCCCTGGGCTGCATCCGGCTGGGCTATGGTGCTGCTGTCAAGGGCACCGTGATTGACCTGATCGAGCAGGCAGAGCACGAGATTCAGGGCACAAAGCGCGGCGCAGAGCGCAAGGCGTGGGTGGCACAGATGCTCCGCACGGCCCTCAGCGCCAGCAAGTGGGGCAGGCTCATCAGCTGGGCCATCACCGATGAGACCATCGGCACGGTCATTCAGTTTTTCTTTGACCGCGCACGAGCGGCACTGCAAAAGCAGTAAGGAGGATATCATGGCAAGCACTACATACGACCGATACTATTACGATCAGCGAGTTTATCCGGTTTTTCTTGATCGGCATGGCGCAAAACGCTTGAAAATCTCGAATCGCGCAACGAGACGCGCGGAAAAGCGCAACGCCGGACAGCTGCCGCAGCCCTTCTGGCTCGGTGCTGCCTGTGGCGGCGGCTCGTGTAGTGCTGCCCGCTGCGCTGCAAGGACTTGACCGACAGCAGATGACCGCCGCCATCAAAACCGCACCGCTTGGGAGGGTAGACCGAAAGATAGCTCTTTTGCGGTACGTTGAGCGGCTTCCGCTGCCGGACATTGCGGCACAGACACATTACAGCCGGACGGCGATAGGCTACCGGCTGAAAGGTATTGAAAAAGTGCTTGGATGAGCAGAATCCCCCGGTGTTCCGTTTGGAGCATCGGGGGATTTTTTATTTTTGATTTTCTTTCAGCTCTTTCAGCTTTTCTTTTAGCTCATCTTCCCACCCTTCATGCTGGTCAAGATACTCGCCATAAATCGCCGCTTCTGCCTTTTTCCGGGCTGCAATTGCATCGTCGAGATCATCATACAGGCCAAGAAAAATCTGCTTCCTTTTGAAGTTGATATAAGCAAAGTACCTTCCGTTTGGCCTTTTTATAACGCCATTTACACCGGTCTGGGAATTTTTGTTGACCTTTCCGTCCATCCGCGATTTCACAGAGGAGAGGGAAGAACCGTCCACCTGGGTAACGCTGTGGATGACATCAACCTTTTCTTTCATGTCACGGGCGCAGTCGGAGCACCGAAGGATCGGGTTGGCGCGCGTTATGTTTGTAAGTCTGACTTCAACGGTTTTTCCGCACTGCGGGCAGACCGCCTTGCACCACAGGGATGAATCGGGCTTTCGAGGGGGAAGGATTTCGATGATCTTCCAGCCGCTCACAGTCTTCCCTTCGTACTTTTCGATAGCGGATTTTTTTGCTTTGGCGGATTTTTGGGCTGCTGCGCTCTTCATTGCATCACTATGCGAGAAAGCGCAATGCTGACAGCCTGTGCTCATTCCAGACTTAAGCTATGCCGATACACGTCTTTTACAGTTCCACACTCACACTGGCATGTAAAATACCCATCTTTTTCCGCACGGTGCAAGACAGTCCAACGACCGAACTGTTTCCCAGTAAGGTCTCCCTCTTTTTTTCTCCGCTCATCCATCCTGAGCTGAGCCTCGCTCCTGGTATGAACGCACCCGCAGGATTTGCTCGCTCCTCGGGTCAATGATTCCCGAAGAACATCCCTTTCTGTGCCACACTTGCAGCGGCACTTCACATAGCCGCTCTTTTCGGATGCGCCTATCACGATCCAGCTCCCAAAAGTTTGACCCGTCAAATCTTTTGCTGCCATACCGGAATCCCCCTCAGATCAGTCCATAGTGCTCGGCCAGCAGGAAGCGGACGTATGCCGGGCAGTCGCGGGTGCCGACACACCAGTCTGCACCGTGCGCAGCGGGATACCCGTCCGCTTTGCAAAAGAGGTCTGAGACAGGCCAGTGCGGGCTACCAGCTCACGCATAGACAAGTGCTCCAGATCCCAGATGGAAGACAGCTTTTCCTTCTCAGCATCCAAATCAAGGCAGCTGTCAGCATCGTCTGGTACGCTCAGAGTGATGTTGTTGACAAAGATTTCCTTCGGTTGCTCTGCGGCCATTGAAAAAAGCTCTGCTTTGGTATACATGATTGGCTTCCTTTCTTTCGTGTGATAGGATAATTGCACACCTCCGTGTGAGGTGTCTTTCACAAAATCCCCCGTTCGGTGTGGCAAGCATCGGGCGGGGGATTTTTTATTTAGTAGATCTCAACGCCCAGTTTTTCGGCGGCGGCTTCAACGACTTCTTCAAACGAGGGGCCGCGATTCGAGTCGTTCCAGTCGTAATCGCCAGCGGATGCAGCTTCCCACTCTTCTTCCATGTCAGCTGCCTTGCACAGCTCGGTGCACAGCTCGTAATCCCAGACATCGGACTTGCGGATATCAGCGGCGATTTCAATAGCGTTTCTCATAATTTTGTACCTCCATGTTGTGTGTTTGTGTCTTTCACTGTCTTTATTGTACACCCAATGAGTGCAAACGTCAAGCACTTTTTGAAAATATTATACTCATTGAGCGCAAATGATTGAGCGCCTACACAGTCCTGTGCCGTGTGGGCGCTTTTTCTTTTTGTCCTTCGTTGTACGTTCGTTGACTCTCTCGGCGGCGAAAAAAGGTACACTTGGCGCAAAGGGAGGGAAGCTCAATGTTCAAGTATGACCCTTATACCGGAAAGCCGATTCCTCAGCGGCTTGGCTATGGATGGGGATGGGAATCTCAAGAGGCATTCCAGCAGACCGCACAGCAAACCCCACAGGAGCCTAAAACACCGTGGACAATGGTTCCCAGCCTGGCAGATGTGGACAAGGTAAGTGTACAGCCAGGTGAAACGAAGTGGATCATGGTACAGTCTGACCCGATCTTTGCGGTAAAGACAGCCAACGCAATGGGATATGCCCCGGCGGAATATTACCGGTTTGAGCAGATAGACCGGCGGGGCTGACTGCTCCTGTATCAGTACCGGCAGTACACAGCTGACACGGGAAGATGTGGAAAAATCGTGGAAGATAAGGCATCGGTGCTATTTTCTCAATACAGCGCTTCGCTTGCCCCGCAAGCTTCCTTTTCAACATCCGTAAAGTCTAAGAAGGAGGCCGCACAATGAGCAACCCTTTGATGAACCGTTTTGGTGCACAGCAAACCCGGCAGATGGGGCAGAGTGGCGGGTTGATGGCCCGCCTGCCCGGCGCAATAAAGCAGGCATCTAAAATGATGGCCGTTATCAATGCGGCACAAAACCCGCAGGCAGCTCTTATGGACTACTGCAAAAAGTCCGGTGCATTCAACGGATACGCCGGCTCACAGGATCCCGAAAGCATGACCAGATGGCTATGCGAAAAGAACGGAATTCCTGTTAATGACATTCTTAATATGGTTCAGGGCCCGGTGCACAGGGACTCGGGAATACACTCACAAAATTTTTGAAAGGTGGCTAAACTATGGCTATGGACGATTCTATGGGCTTTGGCGGCGGCGGCATTTGGATTTTCGGTTTGCTGGTTCTGCTGGCCCTTCTGTTTGGCGGTAATGGCAACGGCCTGTTCGGTGGAAACCGCGGCCCGATGTTTCCGCCCAACGTTGCGACCTCTGGTGACGTTCAGCGCGCAACCGATTTTGCAGCACTGGAACGCCAGAACAACGAGGGCGTGGCCGCAACCCGTCAGGGGGTCTATGATGTGGCAGCGGCCGTGAAGGACGGCAACTACAACATCCTCGGCGAACTGCGGGATCTGGAAAGCGCCTCCAACGCTGGTTTTGCTCAGCAGCAGGTCTGTTGCTGCGAGACCAACCGCAACATTGACTCTGTCCGCTACGATATGAGCAACTTTGCGGCTGCAATCAAGGAGAACCAGACGGCAGGCATCCAGAAGGTGCTGGATCAGCTGGCTACCAACCGTTACGGCGATCTGGAGCGGGCTTATAACCAGCAGAGCATGCAGTTTGCTATTCAGCAGGCTGTCTGCGGTATTCCCAAATCTTCCCCGTATGCCTACCAGCTGGCACCCGCGTGGGGCCCGGTTCCCGGTCCTTTCTGCGGCTGCAATAACGGCTGCGGCAACATCTAACACATACGCCCTTTAGGCGAGGATTGGCGGGGCGGCAAGGGCTGCTCCGCCTTTTTATATAAGGAAGGAGATTTTTATGTCTAAATCTGCGATTTATACCGCCAACACCTCGGCTCAGACCGTGGCGGTAAACGACGTTATCCCTGTCGGCATCACTTCCCGGCGGTTCGGCTGCAACATCCGGCAGGACGGCAACACCATCACCCTGCTGGGCCAAGGCTACTACCATGTGACCGTGTCTGCTACACTGGCCCCCACGGCGGCGGGAACCGTGACCCTGACCGGTCAGAAGGATGGCGTGGCTGTCATCGGTGCTACCGCTTCTCAGACTGTGGCCGCTGCGGCTGCACCGACCAATCTGGCACTTACTTTCCTGGTGCGCAATGCGTGCGGCTGTGAAAGCTCTATCCTGAGCTTCCTTCTGACCGGTACTGCTGCCGTGGTGAACAACATGGCTGTGACCGTGGAGAAGCTGTAAAAGGAGGATCTGGTTATGATGGACGAAACAAAGTTTGCAGGGTATAAGGACACACTTGTTCATGCTGCAAAGCAAATGGCCGAAGAGTACAGCGATGCGATGAACTACGCAGGCATGGCGATGGACTATAAAACCGTCTGCCCCTATGCTTCTTCTGAGTGGTATAAGCTCTCTGGGGAAGAAATGGAGCACGCTGATGCAAACCGCCGCATTGCACAGAAAATCCTTACCGGCGTTGATAGTGAGGATTCTGCGGCTGGCGTAGAGCTGCATCACATGTGGAGCATGGCGGAAGACCTTGTTTCTGGCCTGTGCGAAGCCGTTGCAAAAGAACGCTCCGCATACATGCGTTGAATTTTTGCAACATTTGTTGTAAAATAAGGCAGACGTTTTGTCACTCTGGAAAAATGCAATAAGCGAACAACAAACTAACGTTTGCTGTAAAAATAACATAAATACGAAAAATATTATTGATTTGTAATCAGTGGGTTGCAGGTTCAACTCCTGTCACCAGCTCCAAAAAGACCTCAAAACGGAAAACGTTTTGGGGTCTTTTGCTGTTATAGAAAATGCTTTTATTGCGGTAAAACGCAGGAAAATAGAGAACGACAGAAAAAGAGAAAATCCGTGGAAAAAGTAGTTGACAAATGCCACTTCAGATGATAAAATATACAGGCAGTCAGCGATGACTGCAAATAGGATATGGGCGTGTTCCCGAGTGGCCAATGGGGACAGACTGTAAATCTGCTGCTTTTCAGCTTCGGTGGTTCGAATCCACCGCGCCCACCATTTGGGGTAGACACTTTAGATGCCTACCCCATTTTTGTCAGTATTCATGCGGGTTTGCGGGCTTTTTAGAGCGCAAAATCCAAAATGATTTTCCATAGATGCCTTTTCCATAAAATGGCAATATCAAGATTTTTCGTGAGCAGATGCGGGGCTTCCGCCTGATTATTCAGGCCGGAGGCCCCGCTTTTTTGCGTTTACCACCCTTTTTTCCCGTTGTCGGAAATGCAGAAGTTTCCGGCAGTTTCATAGATAGATTGACGAATCCCTAAAACGGGCCAATTTTAAGCCTCAAGATACAAGGGGGTAGTGCGCCCTTTTTTAGAACCTCTCCGGCAGGCCGCCGGGGAGGTTTTTCGCAGCGATTTTTCGCTTTCCCCCTCTCCCACACCCTCACCCCCTAATTACTTACCAGCTGGGAAAGAACAAGCATTTCTTTCCAGCAAGCATACTCTAAGCCCCCAAACAAAGCCCTCAAGTTTTCAACAACCGTCAAGAAAGGATGAGCAAAACCATGAACATCGGCATAGACCACGCTATTACGCCATCAAAACCCGGCATTTTTCTTTCCCAGCCGGTATCGCTGTTTACAGCCATGAACCCTACACCCTGCAGAACACGCTGGAGTACGGCGGGAAGTTTTTCGTGTGCGGGACGGGCAGGCAGCCCATCCTGCGGAACAAGATGGAGAACGACAACTACTACCTGCTTACCCTTGCCGCTATCGCCAAAGAGATTAAACAGCGCGGAGAAAAGGCTGAGTGTTCCGTAAACCTCGCAGCAGGGCTGCCTCTGGCCGGATTTGGCCGTGAGAAAAAGCCCTTCCGGGAATACCTTCTGCGTTCTTCCCAGCCGGTGTGCTTCAAATTTGAGGGAATTCCCTACAAAGTAACTATCGAGGATGTGAAACTGTTCCCACAGGGGTATTCCGCCATCGCCATCCATCCTGAACTCATCCAAAACGAACCTTCTGTTCTGCTCATGGATATCGGCGGCTGGACGGTGGATCTCATGCGGCTGGACAACGGCGTTCCCAACGCTTCGACCTGCCGCAGCTTGGAGCTCGGCATGATCCGGTGCATCGACGAAACAAAAGAACAGATCCGCCGCGACATTGGGATGTCCGTTACCGACGCCAAGTAGAGCGCGTGCTGGCCGGAAAAGCCTGCAGTATGGACGAGGAAGCCCGAAGCATCATCCAAAAGCAGGGCCGCCTCTACACCGAACGGCTTCTCTCGTCAGCCATGGAATCGGGGTTTGACCTGAAAGCCATCCCGGTAATCATGCTGGGCGGGGGCGCGGCGGTGGTTAAAGGCAACGTGAGCGAACAGGACGGCCTGTGCCGGGCTTTTGCCCTGATAGACGACCGTGTGAACGCCGAAGGATTCGAGCGGATTTTGGGGCATTTGTCGGGCGGTGTGAGCAAGGGATGAACAGGCCCCTATTCGGCTTCCGCCCCAATCTCCAGAATGAACGCCACCGCAGGGCTTGGGAAATCCTGCAGGCTGTGCCGGACGGGCAGAAAAACGCCTTTCTGGTGCAGGCGATTCTGGAGAGCGAAGAAAAGGAAACCTTTGAAACTACCCTGCGGCGGGTGCTGCGGGAAGAACTGCAAGCTGTCCCTTCCCAGCCTGTGAAGCAGCCGGAGGAAGCCATCCCGCAGGAGATGATGGGCTTCCTCGGTTCCCTGCTGGGCGAAGATTAACTCTGTTTAAAACGAAAGGAACCGATTTATGAGAAAAGAAATTTACAAAATCAAAAACCCCAAGCATATTGTGTTTGGCGATCCCCTGTATTTCGAGGATTTCAAAGGGGCCGAGCTCAAACGCCTCACCGTGGATTACAAACCGCCCAAATCCTTCGACGCGGCCCGGCTTGTCCTGCTGGAGAAGCCGAATGAGAAATACCCCGAATACACAGACCGGACGATGACGCTTTACCTTGCCCCAAGGCAGACCATAGACGTCTATGCCGATGAGAAGATCTACGCCTTCCAAAAAATAGATGGCAAATCCATCGGCGTGGATACCGCCCGCTATTACCTCAGCATTGACGGGCGCGACGATATAATCAGGACCGGCGCGGATGGCTGGTGGGGCAGCTTTGAGGAATACTATCGGGAAAACGGAAAAAGCCGCATCTCAGACGCCGTTGTCCTGACGGTTGCAATACCGGAAGAACAGGATTTTAACTGGATGAAGCAGATGGCCGGATATTTCTTTGAGGATATGCAGCCGGTTACCCCCAAAAAGCAAAAGAAAATGGATGAGCCAAGCCGCTGAAAGCCCCAAACATAGCCCTTGTTGGTTGTGACGTTTGTCAGCCCTGCTTTGGCTGAAAGGTTGTTGCTCTTGGTAATAGCTTTATCGGGCGAGTTGCAGTATGCTTGTGTTGCCCGAAAGGGAAAGAAACGAAAAAGGAGCGATAGGGCATGGAAACCAAGGGCATCACCTGCAAAATCCCATTAGACCTGCACAATCGCATCAGCGAGGAAATCAGGGAAACAGAAAGCACAATCAGCAAATTCATCGAAATGGTCATTATGGAGCACTATGAGAAAGGGGCTGTCAAAGTCATGGAAAAAGGAAGAACATTAGCATTTCAGGTGAGCGAGGAATTGTTCCAGAGGGTAAAGGAATACCTTGAAAACTACGAGAAAAACTACCACCGCCGCCTTACCCAAAAGGAATTCGTCATCGGGCTGATCGAGCAGGCGCTGGAAGAAGCCGAGGAAGAATTCGAAGCAGCCAGAGCAGCCGAACAGGAGGAACAGGCAGAAAGCGGCTGGGAAGCCGCAGAAGGCCCCGAAACCGACGAGGAAGTGCCCGATTACGAGGAACCGGAGGGCTGGGACGATGACAGCGACGATTTAGAGGCCCCTGCCGAAAATGAGGGACCGGAAGGCTGGGAGCAGGACGATGACGAGGAAGAAGAAGCCGAGCCTGCCGACGAATCCCCTGAAGATGAAGAAACCGAAGAATAACCTTACCAACAACACCCCCACAGGACTGAGGTACCGCCTCAGCGCCTGCGGGGGTGTTTTCATATAGATTTCAGTTCACGAAAAAGGGGCGATGTCCATTGATTGTGCTTTAACGATTCATCAAATCCCTCAAAAGGAGCGTGATATAGAAAACCATACGATATATTGACCTGTTCTCCGGCATCGGCGGGTTCCGGGAAGGGCTCGCCCGCGCCGGAGGGTTTACCTGCATAGGCCATTGCGAGATCGACAAAAAGGCAAACCAAAGCTATGAAGCCCTGTTCGATACAAAAGGAGAGTGGTTTTGTGAAGATATCCGAAAAGCCGCTCCAAACGGCATCCCCGACTTCGACCTGCTGTGCGGCGGATTTCCCTGCCAGTCTTTTTCGATTGCTGGACACCGTGGAGGATTCGACGATCCAAGAGGTACCCTGTTCTTTGAAATTGCCCGGCTGACTGCGGCAAAAAGACCTGCGTATCTGCTGCTTGAAAATGTTCCCGGCCTGCTTAACCATGACGGAGGTAGGACGTTTGCAGCTATCCTCCATGCGCTGGACGGATTGGGGTATGGTCTGGAATGGCAAGTGCTTAACAGCAAAGATTTCGGAGTCCCCCAATCCCGAAAAGGGTGTACCTTGTCGGATATCTTGATGAAAGATGCAGAGGAAAAATACTTCCTTTCACCGAAACAGCAGGAACGTCTCTTATGCAAATCCGCCCCGGCGCGCAGGGAGAGCGAGTCTACTCCCCGGAAGGGGTAAGCTGCACCCTCGCGGCGCAGACGGGCGGCTTCGGCGGGAAAACCGGTTTGTACGAGGTGGGCCTGCCCATCAAGGAAAACACAAAAAAGGGGTACAAAATGGCCTATCCCGGCGACAGCATCAATCTGGCGTTTGCTCAGAAAAATACCCGGCGCGGCAGGGTTGGACGAAAAATCGCACATACCTCACCGCCAGCAGCGACAAGGCACCTTGGAACCCCTTAAGCGCATCCGCCGTTTGACGCCAAGGGAATGCCTGCGGCTGCAGGGCTGGGCAGATGAACGGATTGATATTGTTTTGCCCCTCCAATCCGACGCCCAGCTATACAAGCAGGCCGGAAACGGCGTGACCGTTACAGTGGTGGAAGCCATCGGGAAACGGCTTGCCGCTACCCACCGGGAGGTGAGCGCCATCGATTGATTTAAAAGACCAATACTTCGGCTGCGAAATTGAGATGACGGGGATAACCCGCCAGCAGGCGGCGGAAGCAGTGGCAGCCTTGTTCGGCACCATGGCCCGTCAAACGCACGAATCCCGCACCTACGATCCGTGGGAGGTTATAGACAACGAGGGCAAGAAATGGCGGTTTGTCTACGACTCCAGCATCCATGCTTCTCATCGGATCGGGCGGCAGCAGCTTCCCATAAGCGATGGCACCTATAAGGTGGAGATGAACTCTCCCAAGCTGGAATACAGCGAAATGGGAAAGCTGCAGGAGGTTGTTCGCGCCCTGCGCCATGCAGGGGCTGTCGTGAACGGAAGCTGTGGGATGCACGTCCATGTGGACGCCTCCAAGCATACCCCGCAGAGCCTGAAAAACGCCCTCTCCATCATGTATTCCAAAGAGGACATCCTGTTCAAAGCCCTCAATGTCAATGAACACCGGGTGGAACGCTGGTGCCAGAAGGTGCGGGAACCCATGCTGGAAAAAATCCGCAAGCTTCCCACCAATACCACCATGGAACGCCTCAAGCGGGAATGGTACGGCGGGCGGGATGAAAGCTACGAACATTACAACTGGACGAGATATTACGCCCTGAACCTGCATTCGGTGTTCTATCGCGGCACCTTGGAATGGCGCTGTTTTGAAAGCACTCTCCATGCAGGAAAAGTCAGGGCAAATATCACGCTGGCGCTGGCTATCTCCGCGCAGGCCATCAACCAGAGCCGGACGGTGATGCGAAAAACCGAGATCAGCGAAAACCCCGCCTTTACCTTCCGCACCTTCCTTTTACGGCTGGGCCTCATCGGGCCGGAATACAAAAATGTGCGGGAGCATCTGCTCTCGAACCTCCCCGGCGACCGGGCATGGCGGTATGACAAAGCCCAATACCCCAGCCTGCAGAACCGCCGAAACCAAGAACGATAACACTGGAGGTGATGAATACCGAAGAAAAACTTTACTTTGCCTATGGTTCTAATATGAACCTAAACCAGATGGCGTTCCGCTGCCCCGATGCGGAAGTGGTGGATACCGTCCGGCTGGAAGGGTACCGCCTTGCCTTTTGCATGAACGGCGGCGGGAATGGCGTCGCCACTATCCTGCCGGAAGAAGGAAGCTGTGTGGACGGTGTCCTCTGGCGGATCTCCGAACGGGATGAACGGCATCTGGACCATTACGAGGGCTTTCCTTATCTATATGGAAAGGAGCCGGTAGTGGTAACGGATCAAGATGGGATCAGGCATGAAATCATGGCCTACACCATGAACAGCCCGTACAAGGATACCCCCGCCATGCCTCCAAAGCCTATCTGGAAGGAATCCTGAACGGCTGCAGGCAGAACGGGATCGAAACCGCCCCTGTTTTGGAAGCAGTCCGGTTCACTCAGAAGGAACTGCCGAAGAAAGTTGTTCCGCAGAAAAAACACCACCGCCGGAAAAGCGGCGAAGAACGATAATCTGAACACCGGCCCCCGTGGGATGGAGAGAAAATTCTCCACTGCGGGGGCCTTTTTGCATTTTACGAATAAGGAGAATCGCATGAAAAAACATCTAAAACGGCTGCTGTCCCTGATGATGGCGGTACTGCTCTGTATTGGCGTTATGCCAAGCAGCGCCTTTGCCGCCTCCTACGATTACGACGGGTACATCTCCATGATCGACCATAACACCAGAGGGTATTCCCTCAGTTCCAATCTTCCCGCCCCGTTTGGCGGCTACAGTTCCAATAAGTTCACCGAGCTGCGGATCAACGACCTGAAAGCCTTCCGCACCGCCTACTGTATCCAGTTGGGCGTAGGCGTACACACGGGTATCGGTTATGACCAGTCGGACGATTACGCCGCTTTTACCGCCGAGCAGAAATCCATGATCAACACCGCCCTGACCTTGGGGTACAACGTGGAAACCGGCACCAAGTACGGCGGCAGCGCCATCGACGAGTACATCGCCACCCAAATCCTCATCTGGCTGATTGCCCACGAGCAATTGGGGACCGGGTACGAAACGCAGATCGTCAATGAATTTACCGTCAACAGCCCCGCCGCGAAGCCCATCTTCTATCAGCTTCGGGAGAACGTCGTGAATTACCACACCATCCCGTCCTTTGCCACCGACGATCCAAGCGCGGTTGGGGCATATACCCATGATCTCAAATACAACGAGAGCAATGGGAAAAACGAAACCACACTGGTGGATGAGAACAATGTGCTGGGGAATTTCGCTGTCAGCTATCCGGGCGTGGATTTTTCCGTCAGTGGCAATGAACTGCACGTCTCCACCTCCGAAACCGAATTCGGAACCATTACCGCCGAAAAGCGGCTGCCTTCCTCTGTTCCCGGCGTGGTTACAGGCGGCACGAAATACTGGCTGCGGGACGAATACCAGAACGTGGTCACCTTCGATGTGGAAGGCTCCGCCGAGCCGGTGAAATGCTATTTTTCCCTTGAAATCAAGGCGGGTGCCCTGCAGCTTGTGAAAACCTCTGAGGACGGAGAGGTTTCCGGCATTTCTTTCCACATCTCCGGCAACGGGATTGAGAAGGACGTGGTGACTGGACCGGATGGGACCATCAAGGTGGATAACCTCCAAGCTGGAAATTACACCGTAACCGAAAATGCCCCAGACAAATACGTCCAGCCCCAGTCTCAGCAGGTGACCGTCTACCCCGGCCAGACCTCCAGCGTCAGCTTTTCCAATATCCTGAAGAAATTCACCGTGGAGATGGAGAAAGTGGACTCCGCTACCGACGAAGCGCAGGGCGATTCCACCTTGGATGGCGCTGTGTACGGGATGTTTAAAGGCGAAACCCTGCTGGATACCTACACCACGGCGAACGGGGGCAAATTCACCACCAAGGAATACCCCTGCGGCCCGGATTACAGCATCCGTGAAATGTCCCCCAGCGAGGGGTACCTGCTGGACGAAACCGTCTACCCGGTAGGCGCGGAACCGGGCAATTTCACCTTGGAGAACAACAGCATCCCCATGACTGCCACAGAGGACGTCATCCTCGGCAGCATCGCCATCACCAAGCATACGGATCAGCCCGCCATCCCCGATCAGGAAGAACCGGTCCCGCAGTCGGAAGCGCCTGCTGAGGAAAGCAATCCCGCAGAGAGCGCCCCTGCTGAAGATGTCCCGGCAAAAGAACCGGCAGAAAGCAATTCTATTGAGGAAGCGCCCGACTCCAGTTCTTCGGAAATCCCGGAATCCACCCTTGTGCCGGAAGATGAAGCTGCTTCCTCCAGCCAGCCGGAAGAAAGCGCGGAATCCGAAGCCCCGGCAGAGCCTGCCGGGGAACCGTCCTCTGAAAGCAGCCCCGCGCCGGAAAGCGAGCCGGAGCCTGCCCCAAGCGCATCGACTGTGCCGCAGCTTGTCCCTGCGGTTGCCAGCCTTGCCTCCAAAGCTTCTGTTCTTCCCTTGTCCACCACAGCCTCCGGCGATGAAGTGCAGATCGAGCAGCCGGAGGAAGGCGCGGAGTTTCAGGTTTACCTTGCCAGCGCCGGAAACTATGAGAACGCCAAAGAAACCGAGCGTGACCTTTTAATCACCGATTCCTATGGTTTTGCCCGTTCGAAGGACCTCCCATACGGTCTGTACGTGGTGCATCAAACCGCAGGGGCCGAGGGGCAGAAATTTGTCCCCGACTTCTCCGTGTTCATTTCCGAGCATGGCAAGACCTACTATTATATCCTCAATAACCCTACCTTTACCTCCCTCATCCGGTTTGAGAAAAAGGATCTGGAAAGTGGAAAAATTATTCCTCTTGCGGGAACTGCTGTCAAAATCCGCAATACCGATACCGGCGAATGGGTGGTGCAGCATATCAATTACCCCAGCCCCATCGACATCGACACCTTCGTGACAGACGCCACAGGCACCCTCATGCTGCCGGAACCCCTGGGCTTTGGAAATTACGAACTGGTGGAACAGCAGAGCCGTGGGGATATGTGTTTGACGGGGAGCCGGTTCCCTTTGTGGTGGACGGAACGCAGGACGTTGTCACGGTTGAGAAATACAATATCGCGCAGAAAGGCACCATCACCGTTTCCAAAGAGGGCGAAGTATTCAGCCACGTGCAGAAGCAGGCGGGCTGTACCAGCTCAATACGAGGTGCAGGGCCAGCCGGGCGCTGTTTACGATATCACCGCGCTGGAAGATATCGTCACCCCGGATGGCACCGTCCACCTGAAAGCCGGTGAACTGGCCGCTACCCTCACCACAGGGAGCGACGGGACCGCCACCTCGGAACCCTTGTATCTGGGCCGCTATCAGATTTTGGAGCGAACCGCGCCGGATGGCATGGTAATTGATCCAGAACCCAAAGAGGTTACCCTGTCCTATGCCGGGCAGGAAGTGGAGATTACCTCCGCAAGCGTTGGTTTTGTCAACGAGCGCCAGAAGGTAGAAATTTCTCTCCAGAAGCTGCTGGAGCAGGACGAAACCTTCTCCATCGGCATGAACGAGGAATGGAAAAACATCACCTTCGGCCTGTTCGCCGCAGAGGAACTGACTGCCGCCGATGGAACCTCCATCCGGCAGACGGGCTGATCGAAACGATTGGCGTCGATGAAAACGGCAATGCCATCTTTAAAACGGACGTACCATGCGGGGCTTCCCTGTATGTAAAGGAAATCGGCGCCGACGAGCACTACATTTTAAGCGGCGAGAAATACCCGGTGGTGTTTGAGTACGCCGGTCAGGATGTGGCGAAAGTGGAAATCAAGGTCAACGATGGAGAAGCCATTGAAAACACCTTAAAGCGCGGCAAAATATCCGGCTGGAAGGTGGATCAGGATGGCTTTGAACTGGCAGGCGCTAAAATCGGCCTGTTCCGTTTCGACGAAACCAAATTCACCGAGGAAACCGCACTCATGGTTACCGAAAGCAATGAGATCGGGTACTTTGAATTTGACAAGGTACCGGTTGGAAATTGGCTGGTGCGGGAAATCGCGCCTCCGGCGGCCTTCGTATTGACGGAAGAAACCTTCCCGGTGGAGATCACCGAGGACGGGCAGACCATTGAAATCCGTATCGAAAACCAGATCATCAAGGGCATTGCCGAAACCACCAAGGTGGACGCCGACTTCCCGGAAAACAAGCTGTCCGGGGCTGTCTTTGAGATTTACGCCGATGTGGACAACAACGGCGAATTCGATGCGGATATCGACCATCTGGTGGGCGAAATGACCGAAACCGAACTGGGCCTCTACCAGATGAAGGACCTCGTGTACGGAAACTATTTCCTGCATGAGAAGGAAAGCCCGGAATTTTTCCAGCGTGACGAGAATTATTACCCCTTCTCCATCACGGAAAACGGGGCCGTTGTGCGGATCGAAACCGAAGCTGGCGTGGGCTTTCTCAACAAAGCGCAGACCGGCTCCCTGAAGGTGGTAAAGACAGCGACGATGACAACATCGAGGGCCGCACCTTCAAAATCACCGGTACCGACTTTATGGGCAACCCCTATGAGCAGGAATTCCAGACCGATGAGAACGGCGAAATCAACGTCGAGCTTCGTGTGGGCGAATACACCGTATCCGAAGTAGCTGGCGAGGATTCCGAGAAATACATCCTGCCCGATGACCAGACCGTAGAAATCAAGGCGGGAGAAACCACAACCGTCAAGATGCACAACAAGCTGGTACCGGAAGTGCCTACCGTTCCGCAGACCGGCGATAGCCCGTGGATGCCCGCCCTGCTCGGCGCGCTTGTCCTGTTTGCGGCCCTGTCCGGCGGCGCTTTGCTCTTCCTGCGCCATACCGGAAAGAAGCGGAAAGCTGCCGGTGGCAGCGATGAGGATCAGGGCACAGAAGAATGAAAACCTTTTTAAAAGGGTTTTGCATCGGTCTTTTGTCCCTGAGCCTTTTGGGGCTTCTCTGGTTTCTGGTGCTCCAGCCGGGGCTGACCAATAGAGAAGCACAGGCCCTTAAGGAAGAATACGCACAGCCCCTCCCCGGAGAACCCTCCGGGGAGTTACCGGCTGGGAAAGAACAGGCAGCCTCCCTTGTAAACCTCTCCGCCCTGCAGGCCGAATACCCGGATATCAAGGCTGGATTTCCATCCCCGGCACCTGTGTGGATTACCCTGTTCTGCAGAGCAGCGCCGATGAACCTGAATACTATTTGCGGCGCACCTACAAGGGCGAGCATCGTACTGCCGGAAGCATTTTCTTTCAGTGGGACTGTTCCCCGGAAAGCCGGAACCTTGTAGTCTACGGGCACAACATGAGCGACGGGACCATGTTCGCTGTGCTCCAGAAGATGGCGGACGAAGCTTTCCGAACCGAGCATTCCAAAATCCTCCTGCAGACCAGCGACGGGCTGTGGGAATACCGCATTGCGGCTGTGCTGAAAACCGATATCACAAAGCTCTCCTTTAACCGCACCGAATTTGCGGACGATGCGGATTTCCTGTCTTTTCAGAAGGAGCTCTTCGCACAGTCGCTCTGCAAAACCGAAACCATACCCGGCGCGGACCGCCGCCTGCTGACGCTCGTCACCTGTTCCTATGAGTGGGAAAGCGCCCGCACGGTAGTCGTCGCCACAGAAGTGAGGTGAGAATCGACCTATGGAACCAAAAGCCATTATTTTGATTGTCTTATGCGCTGTCATTTTAGGCGGCCTTGTTTTCCTGCACATCCGCAACCGAAGGAAGAAATAGCGGAAGCGTTTAACCGGGCGGGGCGCTGACAGGCGCTCCGCCTGCATTTTTTATCATACTGGAGGGATTGATTGAAGAAAACCGGATTGTTAGACCTTTTAGCCGAGCAGCACCGCACCTTTATCTCCAACCTGCGCCTGCTGCCGGAGCTCAAGTGGGCAGCCCTGGGGGATTTGTACCGCATGGAAAACAAAGAGCAGTACCCCTTAAAGGAATGGGAAGAAGCCGTATCGTACCTGTTGGGCTGCGAGGTGCGCTTTAACAATTACGAGGAAATCGGGAAAAGCCTCAAGCCTTTTTCCTTGGAGGTGAAATGAGAAAATGAATCAATTTTATACCGCCGAATCTGTGACGGAAGGGCACCCGGATAAGCTGTGCGACATCATCGCGGACAGTGTGCTGGACGAATGCCTCGCCCACGACGCCCTTTCCCGTGTGGCCTGCGAGGTGCTGGCCACCAAGGGGCAGGTTATCGTCGCCGGGAGATCACCAGCCTGTTTGAGCCGGATATCCCTTCCATTGTGCATTCGGTTTTTAGAAAGGCGGGATATGATCCCGCCCGTTTTTCCGTCCAATGCCTGCTCCACCGGCAAAGCCGGATATCGCCGCAGGGGTGGACTGTTCGTTAGAGCGCCGTAGAAATCCCTCGGAAGATCAGCCCGCCCTGCAGCTGGGGGCCGGGGATCAAGGGTGATGGTGGGGTACGCCTGTTCGGAAACCCCGCAGAGGATGCCTCTGCCGGTTATGCTGGCCCACCGCCTCACCAGCGCCCTCGCTGCCGCTCGAAAAACCGGGGTGGTGCGGGGCCTGCGCCCGGACGGGAAAGCGCAGGTCACCGTGGAATACGACGAAGATGGCAAGCCCCTGCGGCTGGATACCGTCGTGCTGTCTGCCCAGCACAGCCCGAATAAGCCCGTAGACGAACTCTGCTGGGAACTCACCGATAAGGTGCTGGCCCCGGCGCTGCAGGCTTTACCCCCGGACGAGGACACGAAAATCCTTCTGAACCCTTCCGGGCGGTTTGTTTTGGGCGGTCCGGAAGCCGATACCGGCCTCACCGGACGAAAGCTCATGGTGGACAGCTACGGTATGTTCGCCCCGCACGGCGGCGGCGCTTTTTCCGGCAAAGATCCCACCAAGGTGGACCGTTCCGGGGCATACATGGCCCGGTACATCGCCAAAAACCTTGTGGCGGCGGGCTTGTGCGAAAAGTGCCTTGTCACGCTGGCCTATGCCATCGGGAAAGCCGAGCCGGTCATGGTGGAGGTGGATACCTTCGGTACCGGCACAGTCTGCGCCGACGATTGTCTGGCGGAGGCGGCGCGCTTCGTGTTCGGCTTAACGCCTGCGGAGATCATCGCCCAGCTTGACCTTTTAACGCCAAGATATACACAGACAGCCGCCTATGGGCATTTCGGCAGGCCGGAATTTCCGTGGGAACGCACCGATCAGGCGAAAATCCTGCGGGCGGCTGTCATTTAACCGGAAAGGAGCAGCCCTATGCCCGGAGTAACGGAAGAACAAATCATCGCCGCCAGACGGATGACCGCCATTGAGTTTTTGCGGCGGTACCGGCCCGGAGAACTGGTCAAAGCCGACAGCCGGGGGGAGTTTGAACTCCGGGAACACGACAGCTTCAAGATCAATGAAGAAACCAGCTTCTGGCACTGGAAAAGCCGGGACGCAGGCGGCAGATCCGCCCTTGATTATCTCGTCAAGGTAGAAGGTATGAAGTTTGTGGACGCAGTGCTGGCCCTCTGTGAAGAAAACCCCTGCTACATCCCGCCCCCTTCCCAGCCGGAGCAGGAAAAGGAATTCGCCCTGCCCCCGGCATCGGCAAACAACCGCAGGGTGTTCGCTTACCTCCTAAAGCGCGGGATCAGCCGCAAGGTAATAGAAGCCTGCGTCCGGGCGGGGATTCTCTATGAAAGCGCGGATTACCACAACGCCGTGTTCGTGGGAAAGGATGAAGCCGGTACTGCCCGTTACGCCTTCCTGCGGGGCACCTATACCAAAGGAAAGCCCTTCAAGGCGGAGGTGTCCGGCAGCGAAAAGCAATACTGCTTCTGCCTCCCGCCCAAGAACAACCAACCGGCTGGCTGTGTACGAAGCAGCCATCGAAACCCTCGCCCACTTGACGTTGGAAGGAACTGCGGATAAATGGCGGTTGTCCCTTGGCGGGATCAGCGCCCCAAAAGAAGGAGAACAGCCACGTTCTTTTTCCTTCAAAAAGCCGCTTGCATTGGACGCCTTTCTCAAGCGGCACCCGGAAATTGAGGAAATCGAAATCTGCACAAACAACGACTTTGCCGGGCGGTGGGCGGCTGAGCACTTGGAAAAAGCCTATCAGGGCAAATACCGCATGGTGAAGAACCTGCCGGAAAAAGAGGGCTGCGATTACGCCGATCTGGCAAAAGAACGATATGAGAAGCAGACCGCCCGCCAGAGGGCGGCCTGCTCCCGTTAGAAAGGAGATTGGAACATCGACGTAAACAACATTATATGTAAACTTTATTTCCCTCTTGCCGGGGACTTTATGGATGACGATAGCTGGAACAACGGGACAGCCGACGTTCCCGTGCCGCTGAATGGTGCTGATTTAGCCGAATACGAAGGCCCGATCCTTCGCGCTGTGGAAAGCTGCAACAGCCATAATGCGGGGAATCTCATGCTCTGCTTTAGAAAAGAATGGAACCCCGGCGTTAAGGAAAAGGTACTGAGCGCCATCCCCTCGCTGGAAATCCGGGGCGGCGAGCTCATGGCCTGCGCCACGGTTTGTCTGAAGGAACCTCTCACAGAAGCAGAAATGAAGCCTTGCAGAATCACCTGCGGGATCAGTTTTCGAGCGGCTGGGGAGAAGATTTTGAACAGCAGGAAATCAAGGTTAAAGGCGGCGTAATCAGCGTCCACTTTTGGGAAACCGATCATTCTCCGTGGAAATAGAGCAGCCTGTCCCTAAACGCCCCAAGATGAAGCTGGAAAAATGGGATGGGGATATCCTCTCCGTCCTCAAAAGGCTGAACGCCTGCTGATAGAAAATGGGCAGCCGGAACGGGCGAAACAGATGATGGAGCAGTTCCATACATTTTACAACCTATCATCCGGTGTCATCAGCCAATACGTGGAAATCGATCTGCCGGAGAAAAGCCCGAAGAAAGCGAAAAAGGGCCGTGGAGAAGAACGATAGAAAGGGGGTGTGACAGATTGAAACACAGCGAACCGCTGATTTTGAACAAGGAAGAATTCTTCGAGGGGTTTGACAATCCCTCTTTACAGGAAAAAGTCGTTGGAATCAAGATCGCCCTTCTTCAGAATGACAACGGCGAAATAGGTCTTGGGCTTGGGATTGAAGCGCCTCCGTTACATTCGAGGGAAATCGAGGAAATAAACCGCTTTTTTGCGAAAAAGTACAATGTCGGCGAAATGATGCAGAAACTTTTACAGCACTATCAGGATCAGAGGTCACAAAACGCAGACAGGAAAAGCCAATCAGATCAGAAGTATGAGATTACCGATATCGCTCACCCGCAATACCCATGGCTGCACCGCATCCGGGCGTTACAGGACGTTCGGGAAGATGTTCATCAAGGCGACCTTGGCGGCTTTGTAGAAAGCGAACGGAATCTCAGTCAGGAAGGAAGCTGCTGGATCTACGATAACGCGCTCGCCGGAGAAAATTCCCGTGTCATTGAACAGAGCACCCTGCATTGGGCCTGCCGGGCGCTTGGCTCGTCTATCATTTCCGGGGACGCCCGGCTGGATCGGAATGTATGGGTTTTAGACAACGCCATCGTTGCCGCAGGAACCGTCACCAATATGGTTACCATCCAAGGGGATGCAAGAATCCTGCCCGGCTCCGGTCATAGTTCTCCTGTCATTAAAAACGACGCCGTCATCTATGGAACCGTGGTAGGAAATGTGGAGATTTCCGGTTTCTATGAACTGCCGCCGGGAGAAAAACTGGAAAACCACAGCAGAGAACCTTTGAAAATCTATGCCGATGAATATACCGGTGCGCTTATGAAACCCCGTGAACCGCAGAAGCCGAAAGGCTTTGCTATGCCGGAACAACAGAAAAAACGCTCCGACAGGGAGCGATAACCAAACAAGGAAAGGATGATGCCTCTGAACAAAACGAAAGAGCTCGCACAAGTCGTAGACGAATCCATTTTGCCTTTGGAGCATAGCGGCGGGGATGGCTGGACCATCCTGCATGGTGATACCCTGCAGATCATCCGGGCATTCAAACCGCAGGTGTTCGACGCCCTCATCACCGATCCGCCTACGCTTCGGGCGGTGGAAGCCTCGGAGAAAAACCGCACCACCAACCAGAAGTACAGCAGCATGAACCCCAAGAACGCCCTGCCGGATTTTGACGGGATAACCGGGACCAGCGAAGCTGGACAAGATGGATGGCAGAGTGGCTGTCCGACGCCCGGAAAGCCTGCAGGCCGGGAGCGCCTGTCTGCCTGTTCATCGACTGGCGGCAGTACCCTTCCATCACCGACGCTTTGCAATGGGCCGGATGGATCTGGAGAGGATGCGTGGTGTGGGATAAGATGACCAGCCGCCCGCAGAAAGGCCGATTCCGCCAGCAGAGCGAATATGTGGTGTGGGGCTCCAACGGCCCCATGCCGGTGAACCGCCCTGTGGGATGTTTGCCGGGGGTATTCCGCTACGCCAATCCGCAGAACCGCACCCATGTGACAGAGAAGCCCCTGCAGCTTATGCGGGACTTGGTGAAAATCTGCGTACCGGGCGGCGCATCCTCGATCCCTTCTGCGGGGCAGGGACCACCGTCCTCGCCGCCAAGCTGGAGGATACGAAGCCGTGGGCGTGGAAGTTACCGACGCCTACTACAAATTAGGCTCCGACCGGGTGCGTTTTGCCTTGGAAGCCCATACCGAAGCGGAAGAAACTACCGAATAACCCTGTGGTTGTCCACGTGGATGACCAACAGAAAACCAAACGGCAGGCTGGACGTCCACATGGACAACCAGCCTGCCGCTACCATTTTATCAGATATATATAAAGGAGAGGAAAATCATCATGGAAAAAGCATTCGCCTACATTTGCGCTTCGGAAGAAGCCGCGCCCCGCCTATTAAAACGCTACTGCCGCAAGGTTTATGAGCTCGGATACGTGCCCATCTGCCCGAAGCTGAGTGAAACGCAGTACCTCCAGCCGGATAACGCCGACGAAAAGAGGGATTTCCACAGCATCGCCCGCCAGAAGCTGGGGCGATGCCGTATGCTGGTGGTGTGCGGCAGCGAAATCAGCCACAGTATGTCCGCTGAGATCGGGGCCGCTGAAAAACGCAATCTTATCTGCACCACCCTTGACGGTCTTGCCAAGATCAAGGAAGCGGATGAGAATGGCGGCCTCTGATTCGAGGTCGTTTTTTCTTTGCCAGCCGGTGACTGGTTTTGCAAGCATAGCGTTTGGATATCCAAACGCATCTTGGGGAGCGCCCCAACCCCCCGCCAGAACCGCACCGGCTGATTTCGTTCAAGAATGAGAGGTGAAAATATGAGAGAAAAGCAATACGCCGCGTTCGCGGCAAACGCCAAAACACTGGACAGCCTGCGCCGGAACGAGGTAAGCTACGTCCCCGGCGTTTTTGAGGTGGCGAAGGTCAGTCATTCTGAGCAAAGAGGATTTTGAAAAGCTCTCGGAGGATGTCTCCCCGGAATACCCTTTCCTCAAGGATAACCGGGAAATCATGAGCGCCGATCCGGGCGGCCTGTTTCGCTGCCTCATGGTGCGGGCCGAAGGGGAAAAAGAAAATATGCTGATCGCCCAAGGGCGCGATACCCTGTACCTTGGCTATGGCAGGGATTATCGCAGCGTCGACCTGCGGGGAGTACCGGTAGAACGCATCGCCTTGGAAGAACCGAAAGCCTATCAAGAGCACGCTGTATTCTATCACCGGCCCAGCCATATTAACGACCTCAATGGGCAGAACCCACTGCGGCCTGTGCCGGAGCGGCAGACCAGTTTTCAGGTGGAACAGGTGGTCGTTCTATGCGATGAGCAGTTCCGGCAGTTTCAGGAAACCGGCCTCAAGGATGACCAGATTTTCCTGTTCGATTACAGCGACAAGATGTGGTTTGATCCGGGCAGCCTTTGCTGGCATTGCGTACTCGTTAAGGGTGAAACCGGTAAAGAGGGCATTCTTGTAGATGCGGAAGGGTATTCCTACGCCCGGTATGCGGCATTCGCATCGGATTGCGACAGGCTGCGCCTGCAGGATATTCCCGTCCATTACGAACACCCTGCCAGAGTGCCGGAGCAGAAGAAAACCCGGAAACGGAAAGAGCCGGAGCGTTAAAAGGAGCCTCGCTATGAGAAAACGAAACCACATCATTCCTCTCCATCTCAACAAAAAGGAACTGGCCCATCTGGAAGCGCAGGTGAAAACAAGCGGCCTGCCCCGTGAGGAATTCCTCCGCACCCTCATCATGGGTGCGGAACTGCGGGCAAGGCCCTGCGACCACCATACGGATCTGCTCCACAAGGTGGCTGGGTTGTGCAACAACGCAAACCAGCTTGCCAAGGTCGCTAATACCTATGGAAAGGCCAGCCAGCAGGATATCGAGGAAATGACGAAGCTGGCCCGGCAGGTTTGGGAAGAAGTAAAGGAGAACTGGTAGCCAACCTGCGGTTGGATGCAATTCGCGCACATAACCAAGACGTGAATCAGCCTAAGCTACCCGCGCCCAAGAAAGGAGAAAACCGCTATTGCCTACACCAGCATTATCCCCGTCCACCGCCTCGACAACGCCATCGACTATACCCTTGACGAGAAGAAATGCTCCCGCAGGGAAAACGAGGAATCGCTGGAGAGGGAAATCGATAAGGCGCTCAACAAAGACAAAACCGAGCAGGATCTGTTCGCGTCCGCCCTCGGCTGCACCTGTGAAACGGCTTTTGAAGATATGTGCCGCGTCAAGGAAATGTGCACAAGGAAGAAGGTGTGCAGGGCTTCCATCTGGTGCAGAGCTTTGCTGCCGGAGAGGTAACGCCGGAACTGGCCCACCAGATCGGGCTGGAATTTGCGGATAGCTGCTGAGTGGAAAGTTTCAGGCGGTAGTCAGCACCCATCTCAACACCAAATGCATCCACAACCATATTGTCTGGAATTCCGTGTCCATGAAAAACGGCAGGAAATACCGCAGCAATGAAAGAACCTATGTCACACAGGTACGGCAGATTTCCGATGAACTGTGCAAAAAGCATGGCCTATCCGTTATCCATACGGAGAAATCGGAACAGGTTGCCCGCCCCTACGTCCAGTGGCTGCCGAGCAGAATGGAGCGCCACATGGAAAACGCCCATCCAGCAGGATCTCAATGCGGCTGCCGCCGCTTCCCTCACATGGAAGCAGTTCCTGCGGACGCTGGAGAAGCAAGGCTATGCTTCCGGTTTGACCGCAAACACCCCGCGCTGATCCTTCCGGGCAATGGGCGCACCGTGCGTTTTAAGACCTTGGGCAAGCAGTACACCCCGGAGGCTCTCCAGCGCCGCATTCTTTACCCCAAGCCTCCCTGCCGCTGGGAAAGAACATCCACCAGCCAACCGCTTCCTTCTCCTTCTTGGGGAAACGCAGCCCCGCAGGCTTTCCGGCCTGCGGGCTCTCTACTTTTCCTACCTGTACAAGATGGGGGCGCTGCCGAAAAAGCCCCGGTATCCAAGCTATGCTGTGCGGGAGGATATCCGCAAGCTGGACAAACGGATTGAGCAGGCGGAATTCATCTTCAAAACCACATAGAGGACCGGGGCCAGCTTGCCGCTATTCGGCAGAAAGCGGAGGATGAAATCGCTGTCCTCATAAAGCAGCGCCAGAAGCTCTATCGCTATGAACCGGGCTCTCCGCAGATTACTGCCCTCACGGAAAAACTCCGGCAGCTTCGCCATACCGCCAAGCTGTGCCGGAACATCGAAATCCATTCGATAGAGATGGAGAAGCGGCTGCAGGCGGCACAGATGGAAGAACAACGGCGGCGGGAACAACGGGAAAAAGAAGAACAGCAGAAGGAAGCCCGAAATCAAGAAAAACAAAGGAGATGATTATTTGAACCAACGGCCTACAAGAGAACAAGTGGAACGCCTCCGGCAGCAGTACCCTGCCGAACCCGCATCATACTGCATTCCATGGACGATCCGCAAGCCCCGCCGCCCGGCGCCAAGGGCACGGTTTTCCATGTGGACGGTATGGGGCAGATTTGTGTGAAATGGGATAGCGGTTCCACCCTTTCTCTCATCCCCGGCGAGGATTCCTTTTCTAAGGAAGCCTCGCCGGAAAAAAAGAAAAGCAGAAATTCTCACGAAGCCCGCTGATCGCAGCACTTTGCCCTCGCGGGCGCAAAATATAAATTAAAGTTGAGCTCAGGGCGCGAAGTGCGTCCATGCTCAGCATGGAGGTGAATTAACTGAACTACGGAAGCGATCCAGCCGACCAAATCGTCCGATTTACCCTTGAGGGCACGGAAATGGCCCTCAAGCTGTCGGGCATGGCGGCAAAAAACTTTGCGCTGTTTATCTATGCCGTACTGAAGGACCAGAAGAAAACCCACGGCAAGACAAGGCTTGTGCGGATGCTCAGGGAACAGCGCCCGTTCAAATTCTTTAACGTCCCCACGGAAAACATGAAGGAGTTCGCCACGGAAGCCAAAACCCACGGTCTTTTGTATGTTCCCATTCGGAACAAGCAAAAGGCGGACCGCATCGAAGTGGTGGTGTTCGCGGATGACGCCTCTAAGGTACAGCGCATTTTTGACAACCTCGGCCTTGACGCGGTCAAAGCGCAGGCTGGCGAAGCCACCATCGCCAGCGTACAGGAGCAGGAAAAACAGGCTCCCGCAGCCCCGGCCCCCGGCAAAACGGAAACCGTCAAAACCGAGCAGGGCGAAGTGGAATTCGAGGTGGGCGGTTTTGAGGACGATTTCAATATCGGCCCAACCCAGCAGGATACCGCCGAAAATTTTACTTCTGGCCGGGAGAAGGAATCAAATCCCCCGGCAGTGGAAAAGAGTCCGTCCGAGCCTTCCTCGCCCAGCAAAAGCTCTTCGCCCAACTCAATAAACCCTAAAGAGCCGGAACATAAGCCCTCGGTAAAAAAGGAACTACAGGAGATTAAGCAGGGGCAAGCGAAGAAAAAAGAGGAAAAGGCCAAACAGCCGGAACGCCAGCATCCTACCCCCAGCCATTCCAAACAGAAGAAAAAGAAAAAACAGAAAGGAAGGTAATGCCCTATCGACTTATCCAGTTTAATCGGAAAAAAGCAGGAAGCCCAGCCACAGCCGGAACAGCAGTACACCAAGGAAGAATACGCTGCCATGAAGCAGGCCGAACGGAGGATACTTGGGCAAGAGTCAACGCACAGGCCGAGTCGGTGTTCAAGGATGACGAATCCATGAAAGGCTTTCTCAATTTCATGGCGAACTGCACGCCCCAGAGCACCCGGAATCTGCTCATTCTGTATGAGCAGAACACTGAAATCACCCATCCCCGCACCTTCGATAAATGGAAGGAAGCCGGACGCTCCATCCGTTCCGGCGAGAAAGGTACACCTTCTTTGCCGATCAGGAATACACCAAAGAGGACGGTACCATAGCGAATGGTTATACCATCACAAAAGCCTACGACATTTCTCAGACCAGAGGCCCCCAGCCCCTGCCGCCCCAGCAGCATCTGCCGGAGGAAATCATCGCCGCCATGGTAGAAAACAGCCCTGTTCCGCTTGCCATCTCCGATCAGCTTCCCCAAGGGGTGCAGGCGCAGTATGTGCCGAAACAGCGCACCATTTTTGTCCGAAACGGGATGGATGAAACCGCAACCATCTGCGCCATTGCCCGTGAGCAGGCCCACGCCAGCTTCGATATGGTGGGCAGTGGTTACTACCGGCAGGCGTATGCGGCCCAAGCCTACTGCGCGGCCTATGTGGCGGCGCAGAAATTCGGCTTGGATACCTCCGCCTTTCATTTCGACAAGGTGTGCCAAAGCTATGCGGAAAGGAGCGCGGACGATAAGCGCGGCTTTTTGGGCGACGTCAAACGGGCCGCCTATGCCATCAACCGGGACGTCCAAAGGAGCTTCCGGGATTTGGAGCAGACCATCCAGCCGGATGAGTTCTCCGTCGCAGCGCCCAAGCCCGCCAAGCTGCCAAAGCCAAGTCGGAGAAAGAGCCGGAACGATGAGGCTGATCGTTTTCCGTTTGTTTTCTTTTGTGCGGTAGCTTTCCGCCAGCCGTTGTGGTATGGTGGTTGTGAAAAAAGAGAAAGGAAGGGATCGCCATGACAAAGCAGCGACTGGTGAAAATGACCTGCGGGGACCGGAACATACTCGTCAAGGCGCTTCGCAGCGCGCAGGAATCGGTTGAGCCTGAACTGTCCGGCAAACTGCAGCTATTTATTGATCGAATCCTCAGCATGCCAAAGCGCAGGCTGTACCTGAACGATGAGGAGTACCAGTACGCCACGCTGTGCTTAAACGGGATGCGGAACGACTATCTGGCGGCAGACCGAAGCTGCGGCGGGATCGACCGTCTGCTCTTAAAACTTGTCCGCGCCAGCTACAGAAGTATCGTCAGCAGATAAAGAACTGCTTTACCCCCGGAGCCTTTGGAAACGCTTTCCAAGGCTCCGGGGGATTTTTTGTTTTCACGGAAGGGAAGGATATTTTTTGATTCGATAACCACAAGAAAAAATCCATGGTGGGTGTGGCTTCTGCCTCTGCCCATCGTCTGGTGGCTGGCCCTTTTGACAGCCGGAAGCTGGAGCAAAGGATGAACCTCGTGGATCTGCTGGGGAAGCTCTCAGCCGCATGAACAGTCCCTTTTCTGTTCATTGGACGGAATATTCCGCCCGGTGCCTGCTGTTTTTCACGTTAGGGTATGGG